GCCGTCAACGATATAGGGCCAAAGAACAACTTCACCACCCACAAGCCAAAGTTTCTGGATTTTGACGGGTTTCTCGTATCTTGTGAGCCAGCATTCACTGGTCACGACAGAATCCGCCACATATTTCTGTGTTTCTTCCTCGGTCAAGAGATTCGGGTCTTCGTCCTTGATGTTGTACATTCGGACAATGAACGGTAACGGCATGTCCTTGGAGTATTTTTTGTTCTGACGCAGCTCAGCGAGCAGGAATTTTAAGACAAAATGCGCAATGCCGATGCTGGTCAGGCAGTCGTCAAGGGTATGCCCAAGACAAATTCTTGGGATTTCCTGGTCCTCCCCTTTCATCCGATTCGTTGGTATCTGCGGAACGACATCGTCCGGCAGGCATCCGGTGTCTGCCATGATATGATAAAGAATCATTGATGTTTCCTCCTGAAATAAAAAAATAGCAGGCCCTCAAGAATCGAGAGTCTGCGTTGTTCGCACGATGAATCATTCATTCGAGTGTGTTTTTATCGTGTAGTTGATATTTTGTTTGGCTTGTACACGTAGCCAGCCCAAACAGACATCATTCAGAACGTCTTGTTATCAGGAATCCGCAGATACATCCAGGACTGTGGTGCTCGCTTAACGCCGAGCTCTCGCAGCGACATATCCATAGATTGGACATCAGAAACGTTCCAGCAATAAAGAGTGCCGGACTTATTGCCGTATGCAATCAGCTCATTTGCGGTAAGGCAGCTGTCCTTCACGAATTGAGCGGTCTTTTCGGTCACTTCCGTGCCAATAGCATATGCCGGAAGCTCACGCAGGCAATCGAGTGTATTGATGTCACGGCAAACAAATGCGGCAGTCACTTTTCCAGCACCACCGTTAGCTTTGGTTTCGTAGCAAAATACTACAAAAGGATAGCTAATTTCCCACGGCATAGTTTTTCGGACCTCAATAGTCTTTTCTCCGCTCAGAATTTTTTCAAGCCATTGCTTCTTGATGCTGAGAAGAACGGCTTTATTCGAGTTGATTTCAAGGGCTTTATTGATATTTGAATTAAGCATTGTTATGCTCCTTTCACACTTCGGGTATTTTTTTATTTTTGGTGGGATTTCTTACTGACGCAAGCCCACGACTTTAGTCGTGGGTTATTGACTTGTTTTTTGAGCGTCACCATTTATGGAACGGGTTCAAAAGTCCGGGACGGTATTCGTTATCGACATACATCTTGATGTCGTTATCGTCCAGGGCATCCAAAATGTTCATCCAGCATTCCGCTTCGACGTGCATCTCGCCGTCCATTTTCAAGGCCCTGTCGCACTGAACTAAGTCTGCGCGAAAAGAATTCACATAGAAGCAATCTTTTGCGGCAGCCGCGAACCTGGTAAAGCTGTTCTTGGTATTTGTGGTCATAGTATTCATCCTTTCTGAAATATTTTTGTTTCTAATCAATACATACAAAAAAAGAAGCAGGCCCTCAAAAGAGAGTCTGCTTACTTATGCATGACAGATTGTTAACTTAATGTTCAATTAGGAGGTAAGTGATGGTATCTGTTATGCAATTATTATTTTAGGCGGTTCGCACATTTGTGCAAGTGGCTTTTTTAGCTTCGTTTGTTTTTTGGCATCGCGTTGGTCCAGCCCTTAGATTTGTGTTTTTCAGAGCTGTCGCCTTTGAACATTTCGGATACTTTACTGCCATCGTCTTCCGCATGAGCAATATATTCAGCCGCAAGAATTTCATACTGTGCGCGGGAAATCCCGGTTTGCTCTGTAAAATTTATGAATTCATGTTCAAACGCCAAACTGAGTGTTATTAAGACGCGATTGGCAAGTTCTTGCCGGAATTCATCAACGGTGCCATCAAATTTTATTGTGCTGTCGTCCTCATCATCATTTGTGAAATCATCAGCCGCAGCATTGACGGCGTCGCCAAAGAAAGTGGTCATCTCGTATGCCGTATCCACAGGGCTGATATTCGGGATACCATTCTCATCTTTTTCGTTCAGTTTAACCTGAAGCAGTTCCTGTATGATGCTATAGCGCATTAGCAGTACTGACATTGTGCTGGTAGGTTCGAAGTTTTCGATTTCTTTTTCGAGCATCTTTTGCTTGTTTGCGACAATTTTGTAGTTTGCTTTCATGTGAAACTCCTTTAAGCGCCTAAAACCCGTCTAACGGTAGCAACCGGAACCTCACGTTTTCCTTCCGGCAGCACAAAAGTCGGCTCAATCCAGCGAACTTCCAGGCGTGTCCGGCCTTCTCCGACCCAATAATGATGCCAATGGGCGCGGCGGACGTGAGGTCTGACCGTACGGCCCGTGCCGGTTGCTGTGGACTTCTGATATTCCGTGCCAGAAGCCAGCTGCTTTTCAAAGCTCTTTCCGATGACAAAGCCTACATTGTAGGTCTTGATATTAACTTTCTTAGGTGTTGCACCGGGTTTGGAAACAAGGATGGGCCGCTTCTCTTTCGGGATTTTTACCTCTTTAATTTCAGCATTCTTGGATGCAAGGTAATAAGCTGCAGAAACCGCAACACGAAGATACGGCTCAATGCCGGCGTTGAATTCCCGCTGCTTTTCCAGCTCTTCTTCACTGAGAACGGCACCGGGTACATTTGAAATCGTGGCGTCATTGACAGTGGCGGAATCAGTTCCGTTCTGAAATGCCTGCTCGCGAGCATCATTGTTGCGCCGATAGGACTCAATCAGCTTCTTGCCGTTGAGACACCACTGCATGCACTGGCAAAGTTCGATATTGTCAAAGTTTGGATTTGCCTTAAAAGGAACAATCAGGAAGAGTGTATCCACATCGTTCGGACCATGGGATGCATCGAACTCAATGTGAACAAACATCGCATCGTGATGAGAGCCAGCGGGCAGATTCATGACAAAATCCCTATATGGCAGCCGCATCATGATATCGGAATAAATCGGTGCGTCCTCAGTCTCTGCCAATGTTCTGAGAAATTCCGGAGCGAAATTGTACACGGTTTTTGCTGCACGCCAATAGTTTGCGACGTATGCCATCGAAAATTGTGCGGCAAGTTCCCCATCCATTGCATCGGCGGCAATCTGACCGTTTTGGATAAGGCGGTGCCCAAGTGGAATAAATTCTTTCACATAATAGTCATAGCCCTTATCCAGCAGCTTGTTGGCCCCAGAATTCAAAAGAAACTGACTGCTCTGCTCGGCATACCAAAGAGCGCTGTTCACAATTATATTGTCCACAATGATACCTCACTGCCAATACAGTTTTATTGTTCCGTCAGCAAAAAGAATCTGGCTGTACTCCTCGCCGTCAAGGACAATGCAGCGGTCCTCTCCGTGCTTGTGAGCGCCGGTACAATACACAGTTTTATTATCGATAGCCGGAATGGACGGTGCTTTTGCCAAAACCGACTGACCGTGCATGGCGCAGATGTCTAAGAAAGAAATGATGTGGTCGCCCACCCTGGAAGCCTCCAATCTAATTACAGTGCTCTAATTTGGAAAGAACCTTCAGCACGCGGCAATGGCTCGTCTGTGACTTTCAGAACGGAGCTATCTCGTTTCTCTGTCGCATATCGAATGGTTTTAAGAATCTCGTATGCCAGCTTGCTGTTGTAGGCAAGTCCTGAATTTGAAATACCAAAGTTCCCATTCCAACCAAGCCTTATCTTTTTGAGCTGTGGAATCAGAAGGTCACGGGCTTCGAGGACCCCCACCCCATTCCAGCGTGCATCATGATACGCCTGGAAGTGCTGCTCATCGTTACCAGAAATATCAAGTGCTTCATAGATGACGCCAAATTGACCCATCAAAACACGAGAGTATGTATCCAGCGCATCGGCAACGGCTTTCCAGGAAGAGACATCTAAGCTAACACTGTATTTATATGGAGCGTCCTTTCCCGGCAGTTCCCGTGCATGATGCAGTATATCTTCCAGAATGTCGCTGCACTTGTTAGATAAACTTTTGACAGGTGCCGTTACGTTTACAGCTGTCAGAGCAGCGCAAGCACTTGCAATGTCTGCTTCGCTTGCTCCATAAGCCTCTCCAACCTCTTTGCAGATAGAGGAAAAATCGTTGCTATAAAACGTTATCATAACAGCAAGAGCGTGCAGAATGAAGAAGTACTGCTTGCTCGTGAAATCAATGTACATACGGCAAAAATCCTTTCACTTTCTACCTTTTAATTATACCGCGATTCGCAATTTCTCACAACGGAAAACGCTAAATGGTAACAGTTTATACATATTTTTACAAGCAAAAAAGCCGCCTCCTTATGGAGGCGGCTGGACCCTTATTTTACAGCTTTTCTGATTTCGAGCTCGTGCTCATAGCAGCTTTTGCAAATCAGATAGCCAATGCCAATATCGTTCTGGATGGCCGCAGACGTATATGCGTTGTGCTTGTCGATGGTACGTCCGCACGCAGCACAATTGAGTTCTTCGTTGGCATGAATCATGATGTCGCAATGCCCGTTCTGAGGTGGGGTGTACGCCGTATATTGCTTCTTGATGAAATCGTATTTCTGCATTTTATGGCACTCCATTATTCATTGTTTTCTTTCGCTATTATATCACAAATTGTGGTGCTAAACAAGAAAGCAGTCCCCCCCATAAATTTACGAACAATCGCTGACTTTGGAGATTGTGACGTTTGCTGAAGGATTTGTACCTTTGAGCAGTATCCTGCCGTTAGATTTACGGACCGATTCCGTGAACTTCCTCACCAAAGCCTTGCAGCTATAGATGAAACATTCTGCTTTCAAACTTTGGTAGGAATCCAATCCACAATTTGCGGAACAAAGTCGGCTTATCGGAATATTGCATCGGAATAATATCAAGGTATTTTCGATATCGTTCCGAACGGATGAATCAGTGGCAAATGAAGGCACTTTTGCTTCCTGGACAATTTTGTTGCTTTGCTGTATGATTAAAGTACAACAATTAGGGCAATACAAAAATCGATAACGGCGAGGTACTGACAAGGTCAACAACCCCGCCTAAACCGGCTCGCCGGTTATAGACGGGGCTTGCGGGGCAACCCGTAAGCCCGGTTGATTAGCCTAAGTCTGCTGCTCCGGCGGCAGGAAACTACGTTGTGTACTAATAATATAGGCACCTTACTCATGCTCCACAAGTGGTGAGCTCTGCGGATGTTTGTTAAAAATCTCTGAGGGTAGGAGACGTGCAAACATCATACCGAAAGGTAAAACAGTACAACAACATTGGCGATGTGGACCACGGGGCGCAAGCCCTGACTTATCGATTCATTATTTACGAAAGGAGTACTTTGCATGAGCACTTGCGTTTGTGTTCTCAGCAATAATGGTGAACGCTTAATGCCTACCTTCCGTCTTGGCAGGGTACGCCATCTTCTGAAAGACGGAAAGGCAAAAATCATTAAGCGTCATCCATTTACTATCCAGTTACTGTATGACAGTAAAACAAACACGCAGCCCATCGAAATCTGCGAAGATGTTGGCTACAACTACATCGGCATCAGCGTGAAAAGCGAATCTCACGAATATGTGTCTGCCCAGTATGATACATTACAGGATGAGAAGAAACATCACGATGATTGCCGCAAGTATCGACGTACCCGCAGAAACAGACTGCGTTACCGTAAACCGCGTTTCGATAATCGCAAGCGCAGCGAAGGTTGGCTTGCACCTTCTCTGGAACATAAGAAGCAGCTGAATATCCGTCTTATCGAACGGTATGTATCTGTAATTCCGATTACTCGTGCAACGGTTGAAGTTGGTTCTTTTGACACAATGTTGCTGCAAGCCATCCAGAAAGGCAAATCAAAACCGGAAGGTGTAGACTACCAGAAAGGTCCCCGCTACAACTTGGCAACTTTGCGTGAGGCAGTGTTCTACCGTGATAATTACACCTGCCAAGTTTGTGGACGCAAAATCGCGGATGGTGCCATTTTACATATGCACCACATGTTCTACTGGAAAGGAAGACACGGCTACCAGCTTGATGAGTTGGTTACAGCGTGTGAAAAATGCCACACGCCAGCAAATCATCAAAAAGGTGGCAAGCTCTACGGATTTGGTGAAGATATAAAGTTCGCCAATCTTTCTGGTGCGGCATTCATGAACACCGTGCGCTGGCAAATCGTTAATGTACTTTACGCTGCTTTTGGCAAGCCGTTCGTCACATTCACTTATGGTGCGATGACAAAAGAAAAGCGGATTGCTCTTCATCTTGAAAAGAGTCATAACAACGATGCGTATGCAATGGGCAGCTTTCATCCAGTTAACCGCTGCGCGTTTGAACATTATGAAAAGGTGAAACGCAATAACCGCATTCTCGAAAAGTTTTATGACTCGCAGTACATTGACACTCGCACTGGTGAACTGACTAACGGCAAAAGCTTATTCAACGGTAGAATCAGCCGCAGCCATAAAAAGGATTCCGAGAACCTGCACAAGTACCGTGGAAAGAGGATTTGTAAAGGGCACCGCGCTCTACGCCGAAAAAAGTTGGCCCTCAATCCCGGAGATTTAGTTTCTCTCAACGGAGAAATTCTTGTTGTCCATGGCACTCATACCAAAAAGAATGGTTCTGTAAACGTGGAATTCAAAACTCCATCGAGAGGTGGTAAAAAATCCGCAAGCCTTAAAAAACTGAAAATTGTTAAAACGTCAAATTCCATGCACTCTGCATGGAAGAAGGTCTCTTAAATAACCAAAGAAAGGAGTAGCAGGGTGTTTGCGTTAACTAAGTTTACCTCAAATCAACTCTTGGTTAGCGCATTCCTCACCGCCTAAGTCGCAAGCGACTATAGACGGTGTACCCTGCGCACAAATTTTATGGACGCGACAATACAGACGGTTCTCCGGCTCCATGAGCAAGGTATACCTAGAAGAACCATTGCCATACGTGCAGGCATCTCATTGCAGAAAGTGCGCAAAATACTGATTACGGCCGGGGCCTGGTCAGATGAAACATCAGAAAAAATCGGGAAGCTGCGTGCGAACGGTATGTCAGTTCCTGAAATTGCAGAAGAATTGGGTGTAAAAACCAATACTGTTTGGAGCTATTTGCCATACAGCAAAGGCATGTATAATCAAGAATATCCGACCATTAACGCCATTCGAGTCCGAAATTCGAAGCGAAAAGCAAAAGAAAAAGCCCTCACCTGCACGGATACCGCACAGAATGAGGGCAGTGGCGCTTGCTGAAGGATTCGAACAGCGAACCGAAACGGAGCGGTTTTACAGACCGCCTGCTTTAACCTCTTGCATACCGACACATATGGTGCTCCCGGCTGGAATCGAACCAGCGACACGCGGTTCTTCAGACCGCTGCTCTACCAACTGAGCTACAGAAGCATGGTGACCCGTGTGGGTTTCGAACCCACAATAACCTCCGCCTTGAAAGGGCGGCAACTCTACCAATTCGTCCAACGGGCCATATATAGCCGCAATCCTGCGGCGAGGGTTTATGCGATGACAAGGATGTCATCTATCTTGGTATCCAGCATTGCTGCTAATATCACAAGGTTATCGATGGTGGGAAGCGCTGTTCCGGCTTGCCATTTAGCAACCGCCTGCGGAGACACACCGAGCATGTCTGCCACATCCTTCACCTTGATGCCTGCTGCCTTTCGCAGGGCCTTGATATTGGCACCTGTCTGCTGGATATCAATAGTAGGAACGTTCATTTTTCTTGCTGCCTTTCTGTATTGCAGGCAACAAAAAAGCTGCCTGCCGAAATCTCGACAAGCAGCTATGACATGCAGTTATCGCTTAGAAGACGCACCGCATCTGTACATGGTCTGTTTTTGCCTGTCGAGGAGTATGAGAAATAAAACTGCGTTCAAAGGACATGAACTCAGAATATTCGTAACTATACTCATACGACATGACATTAACAGTGTTGCACAGCATTTTGGGGTATCTCCTTTCGTTTCGTTCTGATATTATTATACCATGTTTTCGCAAGTTCGCAATCAACTTGTGGTTTAGTTTTTTGGTCTGTGTACTCTCCAAAACAAAAAGCCGCCTCTTATGCGAGGACGGCTTTTCTTATTGTGGCAGGGGTAACACGACTCGAACATGCAACAAGCGGTTTTGGAGACCGCTGCTCTACCACTTGAGCTACACCCCTATATAGATACTCCAGCTGGGAGTCGAACCCAGAGTAAAACGGGACTTAAAGCCGCCGCGTTTGCCAGTTTCGCCACTGGAGCATATGGCGGGTTGTACAGGGTTTGAACCTGCGGCCCACGGATTAACGGTCCGTTGCTCTACCAGCTGAGCTAACAACCCATAAATGGCAGTTGTTGTACTGCCGGACATGGTACTCCCCGAGGGATTCGAACCCTCAAAACGGTGCGGTTTGAGCGCACTGTGTCTGCCAATTTCACCAGAGGAGCTTATGGCGGGCGTAGCAGGATTTGAACCTGCGACAAACGGATTAACGGTCCGCCGCTCTGCCTACTGAGCTATACACCCACAAAAGTGGCAGATAATGCTCTGCCGGGCATGGTGCGCTCGCGGGAAATCGAATCCCGAACACCCCGATTAAAAGTCGGGTACTCTACCGATTGAGTTACGAGCACTTGTCGCGCATCTTCCGTGCCTTGCTTATGGGAACACAGCTTTGAAGAATCTCACTTCCGATGCGCATGAAAGTGAGCGTTGGCCGAGAATGGTCGAGTCGAACAACCGTTGTCAGGGTCAAAGCCTGATGCCTTACCGTTTGGCGAATCCTCGAATATACATTATGTATAATAGCATACACTTTAATAAGCCTGGCTGGAATTCACTCCAGCGGCATTAGAGTAACCTGATTCTGATTTTCTGCATCAAAAAAACACCCATCAGGCGTTGTGCGTCTGACAGGTGCTCATATCGTGCAGAGTATGGAAAACAACCGATACTTGGATGATTTTATTCAACCATCACTGTACTATGATTTGCACAAACAGACAACACAAAACAGCCGAAGAGATTCCAATTGCTCCACAGCTTTTGCAATTTATTCTGTTTGTTCATCATAGCAGCAAGCATCGTGCAGTTTTCCTTTCATCAAATTCAGCGTCTTAATTATACAATATGTAAAAGCCAAAGTCAAGGCTTTTCGTAAAAATAATGGCAGGCCCGCGCTCATTGTTTGACCGGTCTCCAAGCAGCAATCCGCGCTATTGCATTCGAGAACGGTATGCCCTCACACGAACACAACTCGCTTAAAGCCTCAGCCATCCTGGACTCATAGTCAGCCATAGCCAGGTCGATGGGCACCTTGATTTCAGCAGAACCATCCGTTGTTTCCAGAACGGGAGTCCTCGTGCTTTTCCTTTTGACGCTCCAGTTGTTTGCCAGCAAGTAGTCGTACAGTGCATACGGATTAACTGCGCTTATACCTTCTCTCGATGACAGTATCGTATATGCCCGCTTGTATTTTCTGGTTCTTTCCAAGTCCCTTTCAGTTGGAGTGTGAGGGAGCCTGGTTAAGTCCATATTGCTGCGCAGGTCCGAGAGCTTTACTTTGACAGCAATCGAATTTTGCTGAATATACCAAAGATATTCAGCATACGATATACCCTTGCTATGGGTCAACGTACTCACAGCGTCAGCAACCTCTTTTGGAAACCCCGTTCTGATGTCTTCTATTGTAACGGACGTATCTTCGACTGTATCATGCAGAAATGCCACAGCCTCGGCTATTGGGTCACCTTTTACGCCTTCTGCTACAACCGTAACGTGCGCTTTGAAGTAATCCTTCCCAGCCTTGTCTTTTTGCCCAGCATGAGCCTTAACAGCCCAAGCTCTGGCTTTGGCAACCATCTCAATGTCAGACTGCTTCCACTCTAAAGGAATCGTAATGTTCACTTGTACGCTTGATTTTTTTGCCAACTATATCACCTCATACATATATTATGTATGTATTCTGTGTCGTCAGTCAAACTGCTCAACGAATATTTTACAAAAAATCAAAAAGAGCCATTCATCCCACAGGCAAGCCTGCAGGTTTTCTGGCTCTCAATTATAACCCTATTCGATATAGCAATCTGTTGCCTTGTATTGCTCACAAAAACAAAAAAGCCGGGAAGTCCCGGCAAACATGGCGGCCAGAGTGGGATTCGAACCCACGGACGTTTGCGGCGTCGCTGGTTTTCAAGACCAGTTCCTTAAACCACTCGGACATCTGACCACAAAAGGATGGGGCGGGACCGAAATCCCGCCCCACAGCAAGGAGAAAAAACTATCGATTACCGTTAGTTAGAGGATGGCAAATTAGTGGATGCCCAGGGAAGCGGCATAAGCAGCTTCACGAGCGGCAACCTGTGCCTGCAGAGCAGCGATGGAAGCGGCATAAGCGGCTTCACGCTTTTCAGCAGCAGCCTGAGCTTCAGAGGTAGAAGCGTACTGGGGTTCATTGCCAGCCAGAGTGCCAGCATAACCCTTGACGCCATCAGCGCCCTTGACAGTCAGGACTTCGTGACCACAATGGTCACAGACGTAAACGTTACCTTTGCGGGTCCAGTTGTGATAGCCACAGCTGGTGCAGACGGTGTACTCATTGCCCCAGGTGCCATTGGCAATAGCGGCGGCAATTTCACCGTGCTCAGAGACTTCAACGTTCTTGCGAGGAGCGGTCGGAGTAGTGGTGGTAGTACCGTTGCCCTTGTTGGAGCCGGTAGAAGTGTTGTCCTTACCGGTGTTGTCCTTATCGGGGGCCACTACGTCGCCCTTGTCATCGGGAGTGGTGGTGCCGCTGTCGCCGGTATTGTCGCCCTTGTTGTCGCCCTTATCGTCGGGGTTGGTGACATCGCCCTTGTTGTCATCCTTGCCGTCATCGGGAGTGGATGCAGAAGTGGCTTTCAGGGTCAGGACATTGTCGTGGATGTCGTCGCCCAGGTAGTAGAACAGGCGGTCATGGTTCAGGCTCTTGCTGGATGCGGTGTAAGTATCACCGGAATCCGTGGTCCAGGCTTCAACGCTCTGACCATCAACGCTGCCGGGGAAAGTGGCGGTGTCAGTTTCGGTCAGCACAGTGTTGCCGTCAATCTGATAGTTGATGGTGATGGAACGCGGATTACCTTCGGCCGCATAGCAGGAAGTGATGCCGTCAGCGGTGAACCACTGGTCAACTGCATCGTACGGCAGAGTGTCGCCGGGATAGTAGTTGTAGGTGTAGCTGCCGTGGCCCTGCAGGGTAATCCAGTAACCGTAGTCATACTGGCTTGCCGGGAATGTCATAGAGCCGCCCGGAGCCAGGTCCTGGGAAGAACCGTTGCTGAAAGAGAAATGATAGGTGTCGCCGGTGGCTGCGAATGCTGCGACAGGCAGACAAGTTGCCATCATACCGGCTGCTGCAATCCCTGCGATTGCTTTGATGATTTTCTGATTACTCATGCTGTGTACTCCTTTGCTTTTTTGATTTTTTTCTCTATTTATCTGCATTTATTCAGATACCGGTTTGAAAGAAATCAGCCGCAGCTTTGCTGCGTTGCCCACCATCTGCCACGTGGAGGCTTTCTCATGGATGGTTGACGAAGCAGATATGTGCTTCGCCAGTGTCGCAACCGTCTTCGCCACTCGACACAATTTCGGTTTGAATTTATCCCCGTAAAATCGCATGTCCATGCTGCGCGGAGAGGATAAAATTCTTTGTGGTATGGTTTCGGAGTTCCGCGCCTGATTGGCCGTACTACACGCAATGCAGTACAATACCCCAGATACCTTTGGCGAAAGGAAGCGAAAGGGTGTCTGGATGGAGAAGGGAGATGGCCTCGAACCATCGATACCCTGCTTTGCGGCAGGTGCTTTATCCAGCTAAGCTATCCCTCCATGATGGCGGGTCAAGCCCGCCAAATAGCGTTACGCAAACTGGAAGTCGCCGTACTGAGTCACGGCGCGTTCCAGGCGCAGAGGAATGGTTTTTGTGCTCTTCTGAGTGATGTCCTCGCGTGCTACCTGAGCTTCACTCACGCCAGCCGTCTGCAGGACTTCATACAGATTGGAAGGACCAGTACCAGCATAACCACAGGTCAAGCCATTAACCTGAAGCGTGAAGCCGTGCAGATGAGGTGCCAAACCGGGAACGAAATCGAGTTCAACAATGACCTCGTCGCTCTTGTCGTTTACACGGTTGACAGCGATGGCGCGGATGTTCTGGTTGCCAAGCATCCCAATCAGCTTTTTGGCTGCTGTAGCGGTTTCAATGGTAGTTGTACCTTTGACATTGATAATTGCCTGTTCCATAAGTTTCATCTCCTTTCTATTATCGCTTCATTGGGTAATGGGGCTTGATGGCAGGTTCGAACTGCCGACCTGCGCGTTACGAATGCGCTGCTCTACCAACTGAGCTAATCGAGCACGATAGGGTGTTTTATGCTGGTCACCCCTTGAGCGAGAAGCCAACTCGCATCCAGCACCATTCGGCAGCCACGCCGATAGATTCTGTATTGTACCCTCTTCACCGTTTTCCGGTCTTATTCGCGACTAACACCGGGACTTTCGAATACTTTCAGGCACAGCACCTGTTTGTCTATTATTTTTGAGGCTGTCTCATCGACATTCGGACAGCGGACCACAAGTGGACCATGCTCACCAAGTTTAACGTCGTGGCGTACGGTGACTGCGACGTGTGGAGCAAGTAGCGGGGGTCGAACCCGCGTCTCCGCCTTGGAGGGGCGGAGTATTAGCCGTTATACGATACCTGCATAAGATTGCGGGTGAACCCTCACTCAGCCCCGCCATGACATCCGTTTAGTAGGTCGTCATCCCCGGATGTCATCTTCACACCACCTGACAATCTTGCGAACCTCATCGTTGACGATACGCGAGAATCCAAGAAAGCGCTTGGGTGTCGGTCAACTTCAAATTTTGAGCCCTGTCGTTGATTCCCTGTCAAATCGGGTTAACGGTTGTTGTTGGGCTGTGTGTGAGACTGCGGCGAAACTTACCAGTTGCCGTGCAGCAATCTCGCCTTTACGGCTGTGTCGCGTCTGGATGCGCCCCGACTTGACGGGGATGCTCGTACGTTTGCATGCTTCTAAGACATTCGTCAGCAGCCGCAAGAGCCGCTGTCCGCCACCCGCCACGAGGAGGCCGTCTTAATGGGTGGCATGCTGTCCGCCAGATGTTGTGTATAGCATCGTATCATGTGACTTCGATACATCCAACGGATAGCGTCTGGAGCTGGAAATCGGACTTGAACCGATGACCGACTGATTACAAATCAGTTGCTCTACCAGCTGAGCTAAACCAGCAAATACAAACATTAGCCAGATGCCCGGAACACGGAAACATCTGTTGTCCACCGTCCGCCGCGTGGAGGCTGTTTGCTTGGACGGCTGGCGCGGAGTTACCCACGCCAAAGAAAGGAAGGATATTACTATGAAACGGATGATTTTCACGCTTCACCTGTGTCAGCTCAAATGAAGTCATGCGACCAAGATTGGGGGAAAGGAAAACCTTGATGTCTCAGGAGCCGTTCCTCTTCCTGAGAACAATTGTATTATACCATATATGTGGTATCCTGTCAATGAAAAGACACAATATATAGTGTCTAAATTGTAAACAAACATTAAGATACCACTATATCTAGTGGTTGGGGCAAGCGCATCACAAATGCCTTGTGGTTCCGGCAGATTGCAGGAAAGTCAGCAAATCTTTAGCCGAACCTACCATGGAAACCACAGCGCCACTTTTCGCGTACAGGTCGGCAATGGAATCTTCCTGCCCCTATGGTTAGTCCTTCCCAAGAAAACGCACCCACTGTGTACGCTTGATTGGCTTGCTGTCGAAAGCACAGTGCTCGTCATGATAATCCGGCATCAGTTTCCGCTGGAAACACCTCGTACACGCTGACATACAGCATCCCCGGCTTGTAGTCAGCGTACTCAACTGAGCGTTTTTGGTCGTATACTTTCACGTCTGAGTCATCGTCCGCCGTGAGCCAAAGATACTTGACGTGCTCAGCATAGCGCGGGTCTTCGATACGATAGCTCTGCCCCTCTTTGATTTTCAAATGACGTGCATTTGCTTGGGCACGCGAAAACTCAACGAATGCGCCGTAGTCGCCAATCACGATTCGGTTATACCCGCTGGCAATGACCGTGCCGCTTCTGGTTTCGAGTTTGGTCGTATCGCCGGACATATTGCACCATTCCGGCAGCGCTTCTTCGACCTCCGCTCGTACATCCTTGAAGAAAGTTCGCGGGATAGGTTTATACTTGTATTCGTCGGCAAGCTGCTCCTGATATTTGAGCATCCGAGCGCCGGTTTCTGAAATTTTATGCTTCATGACTAATCCAACCATTCTTTTTCTCGCTGGTCGTACTCGGCAACTTCCCGCTTTACGGCTTTGCCGTCTTTCTTGTATACAGTAATACGATGTGCGTAGTTTGCTGTGTGTTTTTTCAGCTGTTGCAGGGCTTCTTTCTCAGAGTTCGCCTGCTTCATCCAGAACGACCTTCCCCTGCTCGCGATAATCACCCGTATAGTTGCTGCGGATGATGTTAGCGGCACGGTCATTTCCCTGTTCTTCATAGGCTTTGGCGATAAAATTGACGTAGGCTTTGAACTTCTGCTCGTCACCGTCTCGATGTGCTTCAATGAGTTTTCCAATCGTCACAACGTTGATTTGGTTCATGCTTTTTTCTCTCTTTCTACTACAATTATACTCTTCCGTCAGACTGAAGTGTGATTTTCTAACGATTGTTAGCGAAAAATTCATAATTTGAAAGGGCAAAAACTGAACGTTGGAACGTCTGAATCCGGGTTCTCAACCTGGTATTTAATGACTCTTTTTTGCGCTCCTAAAGCCTTGTATGTCTGCTCTGCATTCACGCATAAGCCGTTGGCAAAGAAGAGAGTGGAGCCATTGCGTTCACTGATATTTTCGGCAGAATACATTTTTGGCTTTCTGATTCCGGGGTCGAGATGGATTCCACCGCGCATCAGCTTTTCAGCATAGAACCAGACATCAACGCGGGAGAAAATGTAAAGCAGCTGCGTGGTTCTGAAATAATAGAGAATCTGGTCCGCACCACTCCTGTATACCCAGCCCGGGGTGTGCCATAAAGGGTCGATGCCATCCCGATACCGCCGCGCTACCCGTTGTTCGTTCAGAGCGTCAGGCACCATGGAGAAGTAGTCCACCGAGGTTTCCAGGTAGAAATTTCCGGTATTGTGACTGTCCACTTTCGCTTCCAGACCAAAGGTCTTGCCATTCTTCTTCCAGACAATGAAATCGGTATCTTTGTCTTGATATGATTTATCCTGAGTCACGTCATCGTAATGGCTAATGCCATGATTCACTTTGATAATCGGGTCGTTAAGGAATTTGCGAGCCAAATCTTCTCCGAATTTTCCCTCATCGAGTTGCTTGGACATCTTAAACTGACGAGGGCTTTCTTCCCAGGCTATCATACTTTTACACGGCATCTGCCGAATTTTCAGGCAGCTGCGATACGATATGTGCAACGATACGTTCTGTACAGGCATTGACAACGGCGCTGGCAGTCCGCTGTTCACGCAGCGAATGGCAGAGTCCGTCGAGTTCGGATTCCGTGAAGGGATAGTCTGCCGAAGCAAGGAACTTCTTGCACAGTTCTTTCATGTCATCGTCGCCTAAAGGCTTGACGCGGTGTTTGAAAGTGAATCGGCGAATGAGGGCTTCGTCAAGGTTATCGACGCGGTTTGTAGTGCCAATGAGAATGACGTCATTCGGGAGCCGGTCAAGTTCCTGCATCAATGCGATGGTGACACGGCTCATTTCAGCGACGTCATCACGGCCGCCACGGCACATTCCGATAGCATCAATTTCGTCAACGCAGAGAACGCAGGGCGTGCGCTTTGCGTAATCGAACACTCTGCCGATGTTCTGCTGTGTCCGGCCAAGAGCAGAATTGACAAGGCCAGAAAATTTCAGGAAAACAAACGGTAAATTCGCCTTGTGTGCAATGTAGCGGGCCAATTCAGTCTTACCAGCACCAGGAAGGCCCGTCAAAAGCAAAGAGCAAGTATAGTGGATGCCAAGCTCCTTGATGGCTAAAGCTGCTTTTCTGGTGGCCAAGAGCTTGTTGATGACTGTTTCTTCCTCCTCGCGGAGCAGAAACCGGCTCTCAGGGAAATTCGTGGCATCCTCCGCAATCAAGAGGTTTTCCAGGTTGGCGGGCAGCTGAATCAGTTCCGGTTTCAGAAGATTCAACTTTCTGAGTTCGTTTTCTTTGAACCTGGCGTCCTTTTCGGGTACATTCTTTTCAAGCATGATTCGGCACTGAGTCTGCGCGTTTCGAATATCGCCATCCACCACAAATCGAATTAAATTACGTACGTCGTCTGTCATTTCATTTCCTCCTAAAAAAGAAATAGGCCGCCAAATGGCAGCCTGTTAATATGAGGTTATATTCTGATTTTTGTTTCTACTGCAAATAGTGTTTACCGTCGAAACAGAGAGATTATATTCAGTGGCAAGCGCCTGCACCTTCTCGCCTTCCCTGTGGCGTTTAGCAATCAGTGCATTACGTTCCGTGTTTTTTCGCGGACGGCCGCGTTTCTGTAAAATTCCAGCTCTGACATTTTCCTGATGAAAGGTTTCATAAATCACCGTTTTAGAGATTCCGTATTCCTTGGCAATAGTGCTGACCGAGACCCCTCTTTCGATTTTGCTTCGAATATCGGAATTCCTTTGATTGGTCTTGTCTTTCAGCGCCTTGTGATAGTATTCCTGACAGGTTTTCCCAATTTGGCGCATGTCCTTGTAAAGAGTGGATTTTGAAATACCGTATTTCTCACAGATGTCTTTTGAGGACGTTCCTGCCTCATAATCCGCAAGAATCGCCTTGCGCCTCTCATCCAACTTTTTGGAATTTGTATGTAAATGCCCTGCAAGGACGGTACGGACACTGCTTCGAGACAAAAAGTATTTTTTGGCGATTTCCTTATCAGTCATTCCGGCTTTCGCATCTTCCAACATAGCCGCATTGCGAACTTTCGTGGCAGCAGACTGCTTTTTCTTGTTCTTCTTAATCGTAGCTTGAGCGTATTCAGAAACAGTATAGTAGCACTGCTGATAGGTCACGCCATGCTTCTTTGCGATTTCAGCAACCGTCATCCCGGCTTTCGCATCTTGAATCATAGCTTCGTCGAGAGGTGCTCTTTTTGCTTTCTTTGCAAAATTCTTTTCTTTTGCTAGGTCTCTCACCATGGCATAGCAATAAGAGCTTGAAAAATACGTTTCCTTGGCGATTTCCTTGACAGTTTTGCCAGAAAGATACATTTCCCGGACTTTTTCTCGGTCTTCTTTGACCTGCTGCTTCGCAACATCTTTCTTTGATGCAGCCATGCAATTATTCCTCACTTTGACAACTTTTACTTTTCCCTGGGCCTGGACTATACCGCTTCATGGCGCGATATACGCTTCCCTTTTTGAGCCCGTATTCTTCCGCAAGCTCTTTGACAGAAACGCCGTTTTTGTATTTCCTGACCATCTCGGCGTTTCTTTTCTTGCCAGTCTCGATACGGTTTTGGCTGTGGATTTGTCGGCCATTCTTTCCGTGCGTATGAAGAATCCGATAAAAGAGCGTTCCGCTGATGCCGTATTTTCCCTGGAGCTCCGGAGATTTTGCGCCCATCTCATATTCATGAATCATCTGGGTTTGCCAGGCTTTCTTCTTTGCTTTTCTCTGCCGGGACTGTTCCTCATAGAAGTCTTTCAAGCTGTATCGGACCGTGGAAACGCAGATTTGATACTTTTCGGCCAGCTGTTCCTGAGACATTCCACTCTTGGCATCCTCCAGCATCTTTTCATTTCGTGCCCTGACTTTGTCATGAGTTAGACACACGTGGGTAATCTTGTTAATCGGCATTTTCGCTATTCTCCTTAGCTCTGGCTTTTACGTTATACTGGTAAATCCCATTTTGATGAAGGATAAGATAACCTAGTGAAGGGCTGATATTTACCTCCCTGCTCAACTCGATAATCGATTTTTGAGGATTTTTCTTGTAAGCATCAAGAAAAGTTTGGTTCCGCATCTTTTTCTCTTTTTTGAGAGCCGTTTCAATATGATTGTATTTTTGGCTTTCGTACTCTCCGCTCGAATGCAAGATTGCATAAATACGCTGCATGGAAATGCCGTACATCTTGCCCAATTCTCTGGCCGTCATACCGCCTTTATACTGTTTAACAATTTGCTCATTTCGAGTGGTAAGTCTCTTCCTCTTTTTTTCAAAATAACGAGGCGGCTCCTGCGTACCTTTTAGAATCTTGTAGCACATCGTTTCTGAAAGATTATATTCCCTCGCGATTTCTAAAATCGGCTTTCCATTTTTGTAATCTTCGATGATGCTTTTATTGCGGTTCATGCGTTCTTCTTTGTTTGACATAAAGCCTCCGATAAAAAGAAAGAGCAGGTTCAAAACTGAGCCCGCCCTAGCCTTTCGGTCGGATTTTGCCCGACCAACGATGTTTTTTGATGCCTTTCGTTCTATATTTTGTATTATATGCAATTCGCACAGATGCACAATGTTTTTCTTTCTGGTAATTTATGGTAAGTGTTGTGCAAAAAAATAAGACCACCACCCTTTTTGGGGCAGTGGTCTTGATTGCTATTGCTTTTGAAAATCAATCCAGTAGTTTTCCGGCCTTGTATGAGTGATACAAATATCTAGGATTATTATTCAGGAAAGTCTCGATTCCAATGTTCCCAACCGTAGGAGACAACAGACTGTAAAAGGCTCATTGGAACAAGGTCTTCGCTTACAAAAGTGCCGTTGTCTTTTACGTATTGATTGATTTTTTCGCGTTCGTTCTTGCTTGCGGATTTGACATTGACAAAAACCTCTTTGGAGGTTGGCTCGTAATGAAGCAGGGTATCGCAAGAAACTTTAACGGAAATGCCGTTGTCATCGCCGGTTCCAATCGTGATGGTCATGTTTTTTCTATCATTAAGTTCCCGTGAGCAATATGCACATACACTTTTTGCAATACGTTGAGACTCGTTGTCGTCAGCAATGAACGTATGTGCAATTTTATCTGCCAGTCTTGCTGCTTCAACTTTTTTAGGAAATTCATATGCTCGTCTGCTGTACCAAACTCCTTGAAAAACAAAGCTTCTTATTACTCTATCTTTGAGATTGGCTAATGCACTTTCAAGATAATCATTCGCGTCAAGAATATAGTTTGCCATGCTTCTAAAGCCAAAACTGCGAACAATGCTCATTGCATCTTGAAGTACATATTCATGGTAAACCGGTTCTTTTTTAAGCATAGCATAGATGGCATACTGCTCTGCACGTTCTTCTGCTTCTTTGCTATTGATAAGGCTTTGGCTTATACTGAAATCATCGAGAATTTTCTTGCAGAACGCCTGCTCAAACTGCTGACGAAAATCTGCTAATTCAGGTTTCAATTTAGGGCAAACTTTAAGAAGATAATCCGACAAAATCCAGAACTTGGATGAATCGGCAATAAATCCGGCACGCTTAAAGCTGATTGTGCAGTCTTCAGGGAGCGGCGTGTTGTAACAGCCTTCTCGTGCGCTCCATCTAAAATTCTGCATAAACAGTTCTGTCATCCTACTGCTAACCGGGGCCTTGAAGAGCTTTATATACGCTCCATCTTCGCAGTTGCGTGGACAATAGAAAGCGGGTTCCTTATCTACCGCGAACCCCTCAAAATAATTCTCGTTCGGGTTGTGAAGAAATTCATATACTCCTTCTTCTGTCAGATGTTTCACGTTGTTAATAGTGGCCATAATTTTACCTCCTGAAATGTTATTAGTCAGTTGTTGTTAGCTATTCGATTTCCCCGGCAGCCACTGCTGCGGATAAGCTCGAAGCAGGTTCTTTGGCACGCAGTCGTTCAGAGCAGAGTTCTCAGCAAGCGCCATATCAATGATGTAGTAATCATTGCCGTTGCGCATTACATCGACGCTCCACTGCCCTGTCAACTCAATGCGAGGAATAACCTTCTTCAGCTCAGCCAGAACAGTTTGAACGCTTTCGTGGTAACGCTGGTTCAGAATGTCTTCATGCATCTTGTAGACAACATAATCATGGCGTTCCTGTGGGCTGCTGACTTTTTTGAATTCGTTCTTCATAACATCGCTGCGCCAATAAGGACTTGCGCCAAGGATTTCCTTTGTATCAAAATCCACAAACACGCGATATTCAGTGTGCAGCGGCAAACCGTTGTAGATGGTGGGGTTATTTTCTTTGTCCTTGATGTATTCTCTGACGACTCACTCGTTCGTGGTGTTCGCGCCGTAGAAGCAGCGATTGTTCAGAGGGGATGCCATCGAGCATGTCAGATGATTCAAAAACAAGAAATACTCGCCCATCTCATTGATTTCCTTCGGGTTATGGATATGAGCGTTGCGGAATTCGTATTTGGAAGAATACGTGCCCGTTTTGATAAAATAGTCTTCGTATCCATCAAGATGGAAGACTTTCTGGCAATAACGGTTCACGATTTCCTTTGTAACGGGATTCAACGTCTCGAAACCAAGGCGGGTAAGCTGCAGCATGGTGATAGGTACGCGAAGAATTTTTGTGTCCGGAACCTTGAAAAATGCGCTGCCGTACAATCCCTCTACCAGAGGAGGAAACCAGAAGCCCATAGAGTTGGGGTTCATCTCAAGCATCTGATAAGTGAAGTCATCAAGGTCGAGGATGTCAAGACCTTGACGGAACATGTTGTAGTAGAACATTTTTGTGCTGTCGTTCTTTGCATTCTTGTAGCCTGCGTAGTTTTGAAGCAGTTCCTTGTACGACGGCTCAGAAATGTCAATCTTCAACCCGTAGACCGTAGCCAGCGGTGCCTCGTCGTCTTCAGCAAACGGCAGAAACTCTTCGACCTCCTCAGACAAGTAGCTGAGTTCGACCTTAGAGTAATTGCCGTCCGACAGGTCTTCGTTCGGTATGCAGTAGTGCATGCCGCTTGCCTGAATCGACAGGGTGAAGCCGTCTGCACAAACTGCTTCCGGACGAAGTGCAGCAGTACCAAAGATGGTCTTGCTGAAGGTTTTGCGGAGAAATTCGTTGGTATTGAAAATAGCCATAGTAATATGCTCCCTTTCTGTGTGTGAGATGTTTCTTAGATGTACTTTTCCCAGAAGCGCTCGAACTCTTCGTCCGGCATCTGGGCTTCGGTTTCATCCATCACGCGGTCGTAAGTATCGCTGGAAATGTCGGTCCCGACAAAATCAGCAACAGCCTCATGTCCGCGCTTCTGGATGGCATCCTTCAGGATAGCCCAACGACATTCGTGAATGGCATCATCCAGCGTTTTGTTGCCATCAGGCTGCCAATACTCGCCTGTCTGCTGAATTCTATAAAACTCATCCAGCGCATCATCAACATTGTTTTCGAGAAGAATATCGTCAATAAAATTGATAGGATAATCCTTGCCGTTGATTTTCACTTCTGCATAACTGAACGAGTCATCATCATCGGGGCTTGCGCAGCATTCGACAGCAAAAACTTCATGGGTTTTGCGGTTGGCTTTGCATGGCAGATTGAACATTGCACCGGAATCAAAGCAGGACTCAATGCAGGCATTGACCACATCGCTTACGGGAGACTCTGCAGCCTCCTGATATTCCGGCATGTGCCAGATGTCGATGCTTGCCTTGTTGGTATCCTCAATGTTGCGGACCTTCAAGACACGGACACCCTTCTTCTCCATGTGAATGACGGCACGGCACAGGTCCACACGGATTTCGTGTGAATCCATAATGGTGCCACGGTCATCCTTAGGTAGGAAGATTTCGATAACTTTGTTGATATCGGGGGTTTCGGCGACGAAATAGACTTTGTCATCGTGAATTTTGAACATTGCATTACGCTCCTTCTTGTTCATACAAAAAGGGCGGGCTCCCTAAAAACAGGAAGTCCGCCCTTTAAGCGAAATTGTGAATGTACGAAAGGCATAAAACCCTTTCGATATAGAATGTTATCTATCGTACAATTTTTATTGTAGTCGGTTCGCACAGCTTGTCGAGTAAATCAGGTGCAATTTTTATGGTTTGCAAATCCCACACGCCGAATACCCTTCCTGGATGAGCTCATCGCGGGGCCCCATATAGTCGATTCGATTCTTTTGACTCATCGATTCGACTGCAGAGCAATCGGGTTTGTGAAACTTCATAGTGCTCGTGTTCAGAACGTATGTCTCGTCTATGACAAGTGAAGCTTTGTCCTGTTCATCCTTGGAATCTGCAGCACTACCGGCTTCAATCCGATTTTCATCATGATATTCACCGGAAGTGAAACTTACCTCTTTGCCATCCGAGGTGCAGTAAATATCACCCAGCAGGTCTGTGCGATAAACCTCGACACCTTTGTTTTGCAACTTGTCGAGTGTTTCCTGATGTGGATGACCGTAACTGTTCCCTGTGCCACAAGAAATCACAGCATATGTTGGATTTACCGCATCCAGAAAAGCCTCTGAGGTAGATGTACTTGAGCCATGATGCCCTACTTTCAGAACTGTTGACTGAATGTCTTGTCCCGATGCAAGTATCACGTTTTCCGCTTCCTGTTCCGCATCTCCGGTAAAGAGGAACGAGGTGTCTCCATAGACAATACGCAAAACAATCGAAGTATTGTTCGTGTCATCGGGAACAGAATTAACACCAACTATCGTGAATTCCGCTTCCCCCAGAGTGTAGGTTTCACCCACATCCGGTATCGTGATACCTCCGCCTTTTTGCTCCGCGTAGCTTGCAAAGTCCCGAAATGCTTTGCTGTCGTATTCTGTCACAGGGCATAGAGTCATGTCCGCAGTGACGGCCTCAAAAGCACCGGACAAGCCGCCGATGTGGTCTTCGTGCGCGTGAGTCCCAACGACATAATCCAGGTGCCCATCGGTTTCACGCTGCATAACAGAATATAAGAGGTTAGAATTATCTACATTACCGCCATCAATAAGCATTGAGTGGCCGTCACAGGTGATAAGGGCGGAATCCGCCTGCCCTACGTCTATAAAGTGAATAGTAAAGCTGCCGTCCACCGAATCGCCAGCCGTCTGTTCACTGCTTGCAGTGCTTTCTGAGACGACCCCGGTGCTGGATGGACTTTCCGATATTATCGGACTCTGACCGCAGCCGGTGAAGCTGAGTGCAAAGAGCGCAGCGATGATTGCCGCTGTACTCCGTAAAAGCTTGTTTTTGATTTTCATGAATTCTTCTCCTTTCAACAAAAAAAGCGGACCTACCCCGCTATGGGATAAGTCCGCTTAAAATACAGATTGTGAATCCTACTGATTACTTAGTATCTGTTCACACTTTACATTGTACGGCGTTCGTATATTTTGGCAAGCGCTATTTTTCCCCAAACTTGATGTCGATATATACAATCTCAAAGCACAACGCAGCGCTCAAGACAAATCCAAGAACAACATATGACGGATGGGTCAAGGACCAGTCAGGATTCGCTAGATACCCATGCCAATATCTAATGTTAAGTACAAAAATAAACACCGGCAGAATTAGATACCAGATGCTTTCCAGCACAATTTTGATGTCTTTTCGCATTTCACTCGCCTCGAAATTCGAGCGGAATCATGGCCTGGCGCTTCCGGCTTTCTGTATACCAGAAAATACTAAGTCCGGCCAGGATGGCAAAAATGATAATTTTCAAAAGCCTTTTCATTTCGTTCTCCTTTATGCTGCGGATGCAAAAATGTCACCGCAAGGGCAATTATAAAACATTTTATACCGACTTGTCACGGCCGATATATCCCAATTCTTAATATCTCTCATTGTTTATGCTTTGCTCATTTTTGTCAGTCGCTTAGCAACTGACATGATGAGCCATTTCTGGGTTTTCTCCGAGAGTTGGCGGGGCTTGCATTCGATTTTCTTGCGAATCCCGCAGGTATTTTCGCCGTTGTAATATAGCAGAACTCCTATACCATCAGGAATCTCATCTTTGACCTTCTTGTATAGCGCTAACGGCATCGCATAGTAGTTACAGTGCCCCACAAAGTTGTGGCCATGGTCAGAGTGAAAGTCACTCACGGAAACCTTAATTTCCACGCAGGTGATGACGGTGTCGATGGTGTATGTATGTTTCGTCTTATATAGCCTGCAGAACCGTTCCGTACACGGTTCATTACGAAAACTCCAGTTGGCGATATCTTTAGGGCATGATACTTCCTGCGTCCACTGCCGGACGGACGGCATAACTAAGTCTCTGTCCTCATCCCTGTACATTGAGAGTTTGCAGGTCCCACATTTTGTTTCTGATGTGAAGCACTCTTGGACCCGAACGAAGTCAACAAGACCGGATTTTATCGAGCCACACTCGACAGGTACTTCCAGAGCGTCGAAGCCTTGACGGAACGAATCAACCCGGTATCCACCATAGCTGGTAGGATGCCAAACCTTTAGCGCTGATTCTATTTTTTGAGTCAGAAGAGTTTTTGCCATGGCTGCTCCAATCCTCATCGAATGATTTCGTGCGCAATAACGTCGGATTCCGTACAAAAGATATCGCTGTAATCGGCCTCATCATTGCCCGCACAGACCTCATGCTGATATGGTGCCGTGCCCTTGCGTTCAATTTCAATGCGCCAGATACCGTTCGTATAGCGCACTACCAAAATCGTGTCATCATCCAAGAACAGCCGGACTCCCTTGACATCGAAGCAACCAATTTCATCGACTCCATAGTTGGAATTATCCAGGCAGACAAGGTCGTCACTGGACCCATAAATTTTGACCACGTTGCACCTCACACCGTTTTCTGTTCGCTGGTGACAATGCGCGGGATGAATAAAAATTCAGTTTTTCTTGTTTCAGTGTTGGTCCTCCGAATGACCGTGCCATCCCGGATAATTTTCACGCCGTCCTTTTTGATGACGGGCTTTTCATCGCCGACAAAGTTCATCAGTTCCAATTCCTCGACAGTATAGTTGTCCCGGTGCAGCCATTCCGTGAGCTCACCGTCATCGTCGAAAACCGGGACAGCCTCGCTCCCCAGCGTGCTCCTTGCTTTGAATTGATTTGCGTGCGGTATTTCATCAGCCATTCGCTCAAAGCTTCCTCGTGACTGAGATTCGAGCCTGCGAACACGCGGCCGATGAGGTTTGCTGCGGAGAGAATCGTATTGTTCGTCCAGCTCATATCGTACTCGGACATCTGCACACGGTTCGCCATGGAGCGGATGTTTCCGGAATCGATGTGCTGAGACTTGGCGGCATTAAAGGTCACGTTCATACGCACGGTCACACCGGACTCGACGATAGCGAGCAGCCGATGCTGACCGTCAACCAGCGTGCCATCGGAGGCGATGGCAATACCCTGATGCGTAGTATCCCAATGTCCTTCTCTCATGTCCTTCGCCATCTTTTTGACTTTGGCGACGTTCACGTTCCGATTGTTATCGTTCCTCTCAAGCCATTTTGCCGCCTGTTCGGGCGAGATTTCGTAGCCGTCCCGAGTCCTCTGATTAAAATTATAGCGTCCCATCTGTAATTCCTTTCTGCCTATGTGGGCATATGTCTGATATTTGTTATTGATATTCAGAAAAAGTTCCCTGATTTGTGATTATATTCGTGTTGGTCGAGTTGGCGTGGCTGCATCGAAACAGTGCGCAACGTTCTGAGTCTGTGCATAACACCTCCTCTCACCAACGGCGATAAGGCATCCCTGCCGCTGAGATTATGAGTCCTAGCTCTGTCGTCTGAATCAGCCGAAACTAAGCTGCTCCGAGTCAGTTGAAAAGAAAGCCGCCTTTTTCTTAGCCCGTTCTTTTGCGCTTTTGCTCATAGGCTTCTTTGCGCCGTCCAGATGATGCTTGCTCTTGTACGAATAGCCTTTCCAGGCAGCTTTGTATGAGAGATATCCGTATCCATTGGCGTTGTCCAGGACCCTCTCGGTAGCCGTCTCGACCACAACATAGCGCGGCTGATTGGGCTTTGAAAGTTCAGGACTCTTCACGACACGGTAACTCTTCTTTTCATCTGCGCCGTACTTGGAGAACGGTAATGTGGATTTCTTTTGGGGTTTGGCTTTTGCCTTGGTATTTTCGGTATTTCCCTCGACGGAATCCACCAGTTCAGAGTCAAAGAACGCCTCATCGAGCGGCACATTGGAATTGTTCTGCTTATTTGCTTCTTCGATTTTCTGATACATGGCATCTTCGACACGGCGCATCTTCCAGACCTTGATGAGGACCTTTTCCGGGAACATGATGGTCAGTCCCTTTTCCGCCAGCATCTTTCGGACAGCAGGCGTAGCGAAAGACTTGTATTTTGCATACGGTCCTTCTTCGTGCTGCTCGATTTCATGGCTTACCTGAGTCATGTATTCCTCAAACGCCTTGTTCTGGTCGAGCCAGAACTCGACTTCGGAATAAGGAGAATCATGGTCCACGTTTTTTTGAAGTTCGCAACTCTTCGCATAAGCAAGACAAGCGTCTTTCACATCGGCAAAACCAAGCCCAAAATTATCGTTCAGAGTGTTTCGGCGTGCTCCATCCATCACGAAATAACGGCTTCCTTGCTTGATGATGGCGATACCATCTCCGGAAGTGATAGTGGTGGACTCTTCCGCATATCCGTCGTCAGTCCAGCGGTCGATAATCGATGCCGTATCCTGTACAAAGCCTTTTCGGCAGGTGTAATAATCCGCGCCGTTGTAAGCTCGTTTCGTGATGCACTTGAGGATTGCGTCAATCAGAGCGTCCTTATCCTTGATTTTTACGCTGTACATCAGGTTACTTTTCACGTTCCAGACAACGCCATATGGAAGCCCCAGCGCAATCATAGAACACGCACACTGCAGAAAATGCTTGTGTGCCAGACTGCTGATGAACTTGATGCAGTAGACGGTGTTGTTCTTTACGACATCCGCAAGGCCCGAGGCATAAATCACTTTATGGTCATTAGTATGGATGTCGATATCTCCGCGTGCCTGAACATACTCATCGGGAGTGAACACGGTGCCAAGCCGCATACTGAGCGACATTTTGGCTTTTGCGCTCACAAAAGGAGGCTTGACCTGTTTTACATACCGGCACTGATTCGTTTCAAGCGCCGTGAGCAGCAGAACCTTATCCTCGACCGTTGCGCCTTTCTTGATTTTCAAATACTGCATGTCCTTGTGTAGGTCCATGTAATAAGCGAGTGCGTCATCGATATCATAGGAATTAAAGAAGCCTGCCTGCATGTAGATACTGATACAGGGGGACAAATCAATCATGGCATCCGCTGCCTGCATATCGATGGTCGTATTGTCGTTGTGCTCAATCGGTGTGACTTCCAGCAGCTTATAGCAAGCATCAACATCTTCGATGAATTTGTGGTCGAACATCTCGGAGAACGAAAACGGATGCCGGAACACGCAATTCATTCCAGTCGGAGTCATCAGGGATTTATCGCTCAACGGATGGTCATAGTTCACGAAGATAATCCGCTGCTTTCCTCGGCTTGCTGCGACACAAAACAGATTCCGAAGAATCTCATATCGTGACATCGGCTTGCTTGTGCGGGACGACCAGTATTCTTCAGTGAAATCGAACACGACACAGATAGGTCGCTCCATACCTTTGCTGCCGTCAAATGTTGTGAAGATACCAACATCTGAGGAAGGTGCTACCGCCTTATCCCCGTCATTGTCCGCGATACTTGCATAGACGTGATGCTTGTCATAGAGGTTTCCGGGGCGATTTTCCAGGTCATTGAGCACCTTTGTCATAGCTCCGATTCGAGCGCCCAGACACAAAACATCTTTCGGGTTTTGTTTATTCAGAAACTCCGTCACCTCATCGACTGACATCTGTTCCACGATGCAGGAACCATTTACGCCGTTGATGGTCTTTCCCCAGATATTGCCGAGCCTTTCCGCCAGGTCATGGGAAATACGGAAGCATTTCGTGAAAACCACCTGTTCATGGCGGCCGAGAAAATCCTGCATGAACTCCCAGACATCCAGCGCTGTATCATCGTAGATTTTCTGCTTCATATCGCCCACTGCGACGATTTGAAGGCCCGGATTCTGAGAACGGATATATTTGAGCAGTTCTGCAATCTCGTCATTGATATCCTGATACTCGTCAATGATAAGAGTATCAATTGGCGGAATCGGAATTTTCTTTTCCAATACCATAGCGAGCTGTTCACCCTGCCCGCAATTCCGGATTCCCTTTTTGTTCAGCAGCAGGCTTGCAAATCCATGATAGTTCTGGACCAAGACATTATGATTTTTGATTTTGTCTTTGGCGTCAAGTTTGAGTAATCGGTTATAGGTCAAGTACAGGATACGCCGTTCTGGAGGGTACGCATCACAGAGCACGTTGATGGTCGATGTTTTTCCGCTGCCAATGCAGGCATCACATAATACGTTTTTGCCCGACAATGCCAAATGTACGAATTCCTGTTGTTCGCTTGACAAGTCGTTCAGTGTCATAGCCAAATTCTCCTTAACAAACAAAATGCCCCGGCAGCATCCAATTCAGAAGCCGCCAGGGCACAATTCTTATCTTATTAGGGTTATTATATCTGATTCGCACAGATGTGCAAGGCTTTTGCTATGTTTTATTTTTGTTTTTTGGGCAAAAAAGAACGCCAACCCGCAACTTGCGAATGAGCGCATAATCTTGTACAGCCTTGATGGTTGTTGTCGTTGGTGTTCCGCTTTACACGATACGCCGCAAATATGACTTGTTGATTTCCACCAGAAGCTCCTCAATTTTTCCAAAGTCAGGCTTAGCAGGAAGAGGGGTTTTCCTCACGTCATCCTGAAATCTCTTTTCAAGCGCATCAACAAACTCAAAGAATTCGGGTGCGTACGACCCGTCTTCACGCAGGTACTTGCCGTTGCGAATCGCCAACAGTTCCTCGCGTTCCTTGTCTCGGTGAGTGATAATCTCGCCTTTTTCCAGAATATCGAATGCCGTGTAGTACAACCGCACAATGTGCATCGCGTGTTTGTTGATGTGGGCAGCATCTTTTTGTGCTTTCGGGTGCTGCGGCTGCTCATACTGGTCGATGGTCGTAGTCAGACTCTTTAGCAGCGACTTTAGAGAGGTGACTGGATAATCGTTCAAGCTGCAAGAAATCAGGAGCGGATGCTTGCCTTCTTTATCTGTATCCTCACTGATGGAGATTTCAAAAATGTCATCCTTGCCCCATCCGGTAATCGACCGTTCCAGGCTTCTCTTCTCGAATTTGTTTTTGAGCGCCTCCGGCGAGACTCTGTTGCGAAGCAAACCCATCTGCAAACATCTGAGCTGGTCGTTTGCAAAGCCGCCATAGCTGTAGGCAATGCGCCGAGTCAAGAACAGTTCCCTATTGTCAAGCAGCATTTGGCCTTCCGGCGTCATGTTCACATATAGCTCCGGGTCATTGCCAAGAAGTTCGATAATGCTGGGATTACCCTGCGCAAGCAAGCCGACAAACTTGTTCACAGCGTAGATGACTGTATCTGTCCGGTTGTCAATGGCCTGCTCGAAGCGGTTAAACCCTAAGATTTCGGGTGAGCCTGCCACGCCACGTATATCGATATCGGAGCCTTCGACGTTGGTTCCGTAGGCATGACTGCCGCTAAGCGTTAGGAATAAAATGTTGCTCCCCAAGTGTTTGTTAGTGCGCAGGAAATCGTATTCCTCGCGCTGGACGATTGCTTTTAGTTCTGCGTTTGTCATAGGCTTTTTCACTTACTTTACTGATGATGTTGTTGTTTCTTTACTAATATTATCCCACTATCGTGCTTTTTCTGCAACGGCAGGTGCCATTTGTTTGCAATCTGTACATATTTGCATCCCTACAGAAAAGAAAGACCCCTACCGATTTTCGGTAAGGGTCTTTCTGCTATTACTGTTGGAGTTCCCAAATCTCAACATTCAGATTCCAGGCTTTTGCTGCATCGCTGATGATGTCCAGAACCGTATTCCAGTCACCTCCGGCAAGTCCGCAGCCTAAACCATATGGCAACCGGATAGTTACGTCCTGATACTTTTGAGCGCAGTCTCTAAAAAACGAGAACAGCGCAGCCGCCAGTGCAGCATAATTCGTCTGCCTTTCACCTCGGCTATAACCATTCTGCCCGAACAGATTCACGACATACAGCTTCGGTTCTACCAGAACCTCCTGATAAGTACCGAGCTTGTTGCCATCACTGCCATAGCAAAGTCCCAGATAGCGCCGATATACTACCGGCCATTGGCTGCGAATTTGCATGGCAAGTCCAGCTCCCATTATACCTTTACAATTCACTTGTTGGCAGATATATGTCGTCTTGTTCGTTGACAGTCGTGAAAAAATATTGCCGTCGATAAATCTAATGCCCATCTTACTTACCACCCTTTCCAAATTTCAAAGCATTCCCTGGATAGATGGTGTAGTCCGTGCCATAATCAACGTTATTGTCTCGGTATACGAGCTCTACATTCGACATGCTGGTATAAAAGACTTTATCACGATAACGGCTATCGTTGATTTCAAATTTGATGTTTTGCCCGTTGTCCACGATTTCGTAGTTTACGAGAGCGGATACGGTCCAAATGTTGTCGTAGCGAAAATGAATGTAATTGTATTCCGGTTTCATCTCAGCACTTTCCGGTGTGGCCAATATCTGGTTCGGGATATCTTCGAGTTCAGACATTGTGGTACTCGTCACAGTGCTGATTGCGTCCTCACAGCCAGCCAAAGGTAGAGCCAGGCAGCACAGCACAAAAGCAGTCCCAATAAATTTTTTCATGGTCGTTTCCTCCGCTTGATTTTTATTGTACGCAACTCGCACAAAAGAAAAAGCAGCCCAACAGCCATAAGGCCACTGAGCAGCTCAATATAAACCCTATTTTGTGTTTGATATCTGTCGTACAAATCTGATTGTACGAGCCTCGCACATCAGGTCAAGCCGTGTCGGCAGCTACGCATCCTGGCACCTACGGTTTCTGTGGACAAAAGGATGCAGCTACGCAAACAAAAAAGCCCTGCCCGCATTTTGCTGCGAGCAGGGTTTGCTTTTGTACTGTTGTGTTTAGCCTTCAAGGTCGAAGGTGTAGCTGCCCTCTTTCATTGCAACAAGGCCCTTAAACGTCTGGCACTCGGCGTCGTCCAGGAATGCCTTGATGGTCAGGCTGGTATCCTCGTTATCCAGCCATTCGGGACGCATACGGACAACGAGGTCGTGCAGCTCTCCGACGACATAGGCCATCAGGTCCTGGTCGCCCAGGGCCTTACCAATTTCTTCATCATCGTATTCGACAGGGAAGCTGATGGAAGCGGCGAGGCCGTCGAGTTCGTCAAAATCTTTGGGACGGATTACAGTGGCTTCAAGTTTCAGAATGCTAGTGCTCATGTTAAAATCTCCTTTTTGTGTGTTGTGGTTTATCTTTCGACATCTTTTATTGTATGCAATTCGCACGCTGTAGCAATACAAAATTTCTTATATTGGGTTCGCGATTTCTTGTATTTGCCTTGGGATTCTGCACAAATCAAGACCTATGAAAGGGTGAAATCCTACACAAATCAAGACCTTAACACACCCCAAAAACAACACAAATCAAGGATTTTGCTTCACCAATTCTTGCCGCCGTGTACACCACACACCAGGCAAAACGCCTCGTCGATGCTCCTGCAGTTCATTGACCTGAGCCCATGAGGGCCGGTGAGCATGTTCCCACATAAAACATAGGTTTCACTCATGCCCCGGCCGCTGACACTGATGGCGTTTCCAAAGGCATGAACGGTTGAGCCATCTCGACACATTGCAAACATTATACTCATCTCGCTTTCTGTTTCATTTCTTTTCATTCTATGCGAATCGCACCACGAGTCAATTTAAGACGTTCTGGAATAGGCATTCCATTGGGCGGCTTCCTCCTCTTTAGGCTGCTGCCAGCACAAAAAGAAAAAGACCCACCTGCTTGTGGCAGGTAGGTCATTTCTTATACTGAGCATTCTATTTCAGGTTTCTCGTTAGAGCCTTCCACCGTTCCTTCAGGCGCTCACCAAACTCCTCAACAGTCATCCGCTGCATGTGGTCGGAGAAGCTGCTAACCTGCTTGTATTCAAGGCCAATCTTAGTACGCCTTCCTTCAGGTGGGGTAGTTGACTTGTATGAGGTTCGCATAATCGGTCAACCGTCATGCCTCATGAATCCGACCAGACCGGATTTTAAATTTCTTTGTAAACAAAAAATAGCCCGCACAGAATCGAATCTGTACGGGCTGGTATTAGTCATGGGGATGTTCGTGGCAAGGTTCAGGCGGCATACCATGCGGGGCAGGCTCTGGGAAGTGACCATGGTCCCCGATGATTTCCGAAGTACGGATACCGTTCGCTTTCCGGCAAACCTCGATGGTCTTAGAAAGCACTTCCTTGACATCGCGCGGGTTTTTGATACGACGGATATCGATTTCCGGTGTCATAGCATCCGTGGAGCAGAGATGGATGCTGCCAACACGGCACAGACGCTCATAGAAGTTCTGCTTGAACGCGATGTCCCGGACGCGGTACAGCTGAATCTCATCTTCGCGCAGGTTAAAGCAGCCACGTTGGATGATAAGTTTGGTTTCGGTCAGGGTGTACTTCGTGAAGGACAGGGGCAGAGAAAAGATGGTGTGGCGCTTGCGGTCGGTCCAGAGAATTTTCTCCTTGTCCAAGTCGATGCCGAACTCGCCGTTTTTGAGGGTAGACATGGTATGGTTCCTTTCGTTATGGGATTTGTTTGAGTTGTTGGTACTGATTTTATAATGAGTATATTATACCATGCTGCGATGATTTTAGCAATCCTGTATCAACCCCATCTAAACACTGGTATGCAGACAATGTCTTATCTAGCATTGTTCTCGTTACCCTTCAACCAGTTTTTCAAGTCATCAATATACGACTTATTCAATTTATAAAAGGAAGCAACCTCATTGTTACTACAAAAAAACAAGCATTTGTTAATTGTAGACACTTGGTCTACCGTTGCACCAACAACTGTTCCATTCATTCGTCTTAGAATGGGACATGAGCCTTTGGATGTGATTGCGCAAATCGATGGGGTTAATGGCGTTAGCAGAAACATTGAGTTCCCATAAATACAAATTCCAAGTCCGGAATCCGGAAGAAGAAATGTATTGTGCGGATTTTTTAGTACAACTGTACCATCACTATATAAACCCAGACGCCTTTTTGCAATCGCCCATTCTTGCGGTGTAAGATGTGGGTGTTCACCTTTCTGTGTGAAACTCATAAATGCGCAATATGCTACGGGGTCATTTGATAGCGGTAATGATTTGATTTCTTTCATATACGCGGGAGAACGATATAACATTCTTGAGGCATATTCTCCCATCCACTCAGTAGTATCTAATGAAACGCCTTTATTAGATTCGATGTTGTTTATAAATGCATCGATTTTTTTGGAGTCTTCAGGTTCAACATCATTGGCCAGTAAATTGGTTTCAATTCGATTTTTGTAGTTGTACCATGAGTCGCTCTGTAACTCATAAGTGTCTTTCTGTACGCCAAAAAAGCTGTCATTCTTTCCTGTTTCTCTATCTCTTACATGCCGGTTTCGACCGTTTCCATAGACGAAAAACTGGTTATTTGGACGAAGAAACCATTTGATTCTATATCTTGGCAGATAATGCTGTTTTGATGTGGTTTGTTTCATGACTTATTTCACTCCTTAAAAACAAAAAGCCTCCCACCGCAGTCAGCATGCTACTGATTACGATGGGAGGCTCAAAACCTTTTGTGATAATCCTATTATACCACGCTTCGTGAATTACTCAAGGCCAATCTCAATAATTCAGTCAATGTCCCAATTGCCAAAATCATCTGCAGGAGGCTCGTTGTACCAGTCATACTCCTCTGCTTTTTCATCATCCAAATCGTCATCAAAGAAGTCGTCATCAGTGACGGGAATGTCTTCCCTGATGTCCTGCTGTGGCACGAACGTGGCAGCGGTGGCGTTATAATCGCCGTCTTCAAGCACTACTTGCACAGTAGCAATATCCCCTACTTCGGGGACAGAACCGTTCTGGACGGATGCATCGGGGTTGCGCTGGACATCCACCTCGACATCGAGCGCCGGGATGAAGACCACGATGGTCTTGTGGGTGACGGTGGTCACGGTTCCGGAGTAAGCGGCTTCATTTCCGTGAATGTTTTGGTGGACGGTTTTCTTAGGATTAAACATTGTCTTCTACCTCGCTGATTTTGTATGCTTCTAATAAAGCACCTGTATTTTTGCCAACAGTGGCTTTGGCGCGAAACATTCATATATTGTGATGTCTTGCGCCTTACAAGATGTTTCAATATCGTTGACATCAAATGCGTAAACTATTTTAGTCTCACTTCCAAATTCGTCATGAACAACAAGTAGGACATATTTTATTTCTTGGGTTTTCCCTTTTTCAATGATATTGATTACATCCTGTGTTATTGGAAATTTTTCGTATGGTAAGGCTTCAAATCTTTGCGTTTTATAGTTGATTGTATTCCATTCAGCACAATTAGGAACAACTATTTCTATCATAAACGCTACTTTGTCAGGACTACATTGCGCCGTTTCACAATAACTACGAATTTTGCTGAAATGTTTCTCTGTTTGGTAACTGAATTGTTTTATATAGTTTTTGTAATCGAATTTCCTTCTGTCATTTATTGAGTCGCTTGTCAAAAGCAACAATTCATTAAATGCAGTGCTTAATTCTTGAGGTTCACTTGAATTTTCGTGCTTATTAAAAAGTTCTTTTGTCTGCTCTTCATGTTTTTTCGCAGTGCTTTTCAATTGGTTTCCTTCAGCACCTTCGTATATGAGGCTTACATGAAAATGCTCAATCCCGCCTACTGGCATGTCTGCATTTTTATCTTTAATTACGAAGTCTAATGGAGTATTTGACCGTGTTGGTTCTACAATGTTATCTCCAATGATTTCTTGAATAACATTTTTTGTGTATTCATACTTTGCCGCCGTTCTGGCAATTTTCAGGCACCGTTCTTCCGCGTCATATTGTGCTTGCGGACCATTGACATCAATCATAAAGCAGCCTCATTTACTGTCATTTCATATTTTCCCATCATTACCTTCACCCGTTCTTCCATCTCCCTCATATACTCTTCCATATACGCCCAGTCAGGCTGACCTGTCTTGTCCTTGGGAAGCAAAATGACATCCTTGAGTAACTTCGTCCCCGTACACATTTCAGAGAAAGCGTATTTATCGGTAGTTACTCGCTCAATAGCGCATCCGATAAACTGCATACAATGTTTAGTCATAGGCATTCTAGGCATAAGGATATTAACTCGACCATGGGACACAGCATAATACGGTTGCTCTTGATAGAATACTTTGCCAAACATATCTACGGTCAACGTATTTGCTTCCCAAAGACGGGCATTCTTGTTATCAATGAGCGCAATAATCCCATTATTCTCTTTTCCAGACGACACGAGGGGGGTATTTCCTTCCACAATGACCTTGGGCTGAATGTCGTCTTTTGATAGAGCTGCGTCAAACAACTCCCCTACCCGGAACTCTCCCCACTCCCTCGCATCCACCTTTTTCTTCTCCGCATTCTTCGCAGCCTGCAGCAGGGTCAGCGACTCGGCGACTTGAGTTTCAAGGTTTGCTATGTAGGATTCCATATAAGCCCAATCGGGGTCGCCATCAGGGGTGGTGGGGAGTTTAACCCTAAGGTTTCTTACTCTATCCACGCTCATTTTAAAGCCAAGCCAACCAAATTCAGCTCTCTTTCCAAAAATGATAGCGCAAAGAAAGAGCGCATTATATTTGTTAAGTGGGGTATGTGGCAAGGGAGTTAAAGTCGAAACAATATTCGATGTGGTAAAAGCTTCTTCTTGATAAAAAGACGCTCCCATTGCACCGTCGGAAGCAACTGTAATGCAATTACCTTGATGTGTGGCTTCTTCGCAAGTGTTTGTAATCCCGTTGTTGAATCCACTGGTCGTAATATAGTTAACCGTTCCTGTTCCTAACTCGTCCTTTGCGTGAAACCTTCCATACTCGACCTTAAAGTAATCTCCAATCCGAAACTCCTTCCATTCGGAAGTATCAATCTTCCCCATTATTGTCCTCTCCCTTCTCCACCAGAATGTTCGTGCCTTCCTCAGTGCCGGTCACTGTCGAACCGTAGAGCACCTTCTGCAGCAACTTGTCCCCGAACTCCTTGGCGTTGATGCCGCGCTTGTACATCTCGTAGTCCATCACGGTCTTGATGAAATCTTCCTCGTACAATTCAAAAGGCTTCTCCGGCATCTGATAGGACAGATGTTCAGCCGGATTGATAAGCTGGCGGGTGTTGTAGCGGTCATCGTTGTCATCCTGTATTGCCTTGACCCAGTAATCTTCCAGCGCAGGCCACTTATCATGTACATCCTGCCGACCCTTGTTCTTGACCGTCTCCAGACCGTCATCAGCCACATAGTAGCCCTTGATGTTGCGCCCATTCTGAGGCTTGCCAGTCTCGAAGATGAAGATAGAAGTAGTAACGCCCAGACCGAAGAAAAGGTTCTCAGGCAGCTTGATGATGGTGGTCAGAGTATGGCGTTCCAGCAAGGCTTTCAACTTGGATTCCTTCTCCATCTTCTTATCCGGGAGAATGAAGGCACACTTTGTACCTGCAGGAACGCTATCCAACACATTGGCAACGATTGTTGCACAACCGTATCGTCTCTCGTAAGGCGGGTTCATCAGGGTTTTCGTGATTTTCTGTTTCCGAATCCATTCAGTCGCCTCAGCCGAAGTGGCATCCATCTGCACAAGGTTTGTCTTACCGTCCTTGTGAATCATCATGTTGGCACAGGCCAGAGCGTAGACTTTCCGGTACATCTCGATACCGAACAACTGCTCAGACTTGATTTGCTTCGCCTTGCTGGTATTGCTGCCGCCTGCCTCACGAATCATATTGCACATGCTCTTAACGAGGAAGGTGCCGGAACCACAGGTGGCATCCAGAACCCGGTCATTCATATTCACATCAATGAGTCGGTACATAAACGATGCAATATGGTCAGGAGTAAACACCTGTCCCGCCTGAGCCTTACCACGGTAGCGGTTGAACTCATTGAAGAAGATAGCCATGACATCTTCGCCATTCCAGTTATCGGAGTTGACGAGGTCGGCAATCTGGCAGACATTGTCGATGAAATCGTTGATGGCTTCCTGATTTTCCGTAATAGACATACGGACAGAGGCATACTCCTCCAAGAGTACATCCAGCTTGCTATTCTGCTTCTTATCATCTTCCAGAGCCTTAGACAGGGCACTGTAAATCCAGTTATGGAAGGTGCTGTAATCCATGTCTTTCAGCTTTTGAAGACCGTTCTGAGGGTTGTAACGCTGGGCGACAAGGGCACAAGCTGTGAAAATCATCCGGTCCTGCAAGTCCGTCATGCCGAACTTGAAATGCAGGCTGTTGTTGATTTTCTGCGTGATTTCGAAGATGTAGTTACTATCCAGTTTCTGGCTCGTACACAGGCGGATATAGTAGTCCTTGTTTTCCAAGCGCTTGGACGCATCAGACAGCTCGATTTTGTTCTTGAACACGCGGATAGCACTGCCGCTATAAAGAATACCGATGGTCTTGGAGTATTTCTTGGCAACTACATCGATGTTCTTGAACAGTTCCTTGACATGCTTTTCCTTGGAAACGCCTTCTGTTTCCGATTTTGTCTCCAGAATAATGGCTGGTTTGCTGGCGTCATCCGGCAGATACCAGCCATCCGGCTTGTCATTGCAGCCACGGAACCCCAACTGGTTGAAGGTAGTGATTTGCCCAGTCCCCTGCTGCACTCCATCTTCGGTCTTATCAAAGCCAAGAACCAGCTTGGCACTGTCACGAACTTCGTCTTCCGTGCGAAATGCTTTTACCATAATAGATTCTCCTAAAATTAAAATCCCCACGCAGACATTTTCATCCGCATGGGGACCACAAAAGAAAGAGCCGCAGAAACATAATCTCTGCGGCTTACACTTATTTATCTTATATTTCCCATCATATTCAATTCGCACGGATGCACAAGGCAAAAATATGGCAAATCGTGGCAAAACTGTGGCATAGACAAGACGCACAGGGCACGTTCCGTCATGGGGTAGCAAAGGCTCGGAAATCAACCGCTTTGCCCAAATATGTCATCTTGTGTGTTTTATTGCCATTTGTTGTAAATTAGCGCTTGCTTTTTAGTACGAGATGTGCTATTATAATTACAGAAGATGACATTATTATACAGCAAATGACATATCCGAAAGGAGTACACCATGATTTCTGTTAACCTCGCCACGCCCGTGATTTTCTATAAGCAGCTGCCCGGCATCGCTAAGAAGCTGGATGTGGATGCTGATTTTTTGAAAGGCTTTCTCACCAACGCCAGGTGTTATGTCGAGGATGCCGGAAAAGGTGAAGTGCTTGAGCTGGACAACTCGGCCGACACGATAACGAAAGTTGTCGCAGCCCATGAGAAGCGTTTCTATGGCGCGGAAGCCATTGTGGAATTCGCCAAGAGCAAAGGCGTGGATATTCCTGCACTGAACCATTTTGAACTTGGTGCAGATATCTCTGCCCATGCAACGGAAGACCAAGTTGCCAACATCACTGCATTGGCCGCACGAGTCGAGCGCCTCAATAATCGGTACAAGAGTCTTGCCCGGCTTGAAGCCCCGGACGTCATCCTGATGAACGAAGCAAGGATGGTGCGTGACGCAGTAGAGCAGCTGGAAGATAACAGCGGTACATACTCCCCGGCTCTTGACCAGAACGGGGTTGCCTATCAATCCTTGAAGGATATTGGGTATTCTCTTGTCACCGGTTGGGACAAGTCGGTACTTGAAAAGAACAGCAATAAGGATACGGAGGCCACCTTTCCCAAAGAGCCCGACTTTCAAAGGCTGGCATCGCTGGTTAAAAAAGCCATCGGAACCCGAACACAGGGTAAGTTTGCGTTTCAGGCAGGACTGACTCGTGGATATATCAGTAACCTTGCGAACGGCAACGCAAAAGCTCAGCCGACCGAGAATACCATCAAGAAAATTGCAAGCGCAACGGATGCTGTCACGGAGAACGAGCTTCGTATCGCCTGTGGGTATGAGCCCTTGCCTGACGACGGGAAAGACAAGCTCTCTATGCAGCGTGCAAGCATGTCTGATGACGCATGGCAGAAAGACAACGTGGATGCATTCCTCTCTTTTCTGAATGAAACGATTCCAATGTCCACTCCTCTTTCGTCCACTGAAATTCTTCAAGCTCTTTTCAAGGAAAAATACGGTGACAAGAACGACCAGATTCTGCTGGAGAAGGTCTCTGCCCCCGGCACCTATCGTGCGGAAGGTACGGCTGCTAATGTCATTCTACCCATTCGTCTTTGTTGGTTCAGCTTCAAGCGGATGCTGATGCAGACCCTCTATGTGGGACTTATCGGGCATTACAGCAAAAACGATGAGCTGTATATCACCGGATACATTTCTTCTGTGAAAGAACTGCGTGAGGCTGTCCCGGCACTTCGCGGTGGCATTGATGCGGCTTATGACGCGAGCCTTCCGGAGGGAATTGACATCATGAAGTTCCCGGTATTTTACACGGCTTCCAATGTTCAGGAAGCATACAAGCGGGTCCAGCAGAAAATCGTCTCCAAAATTGACGATTACTTTGCCAGCGAAGTGAAGGTTCGCGTTTCCGGCATCGGCTTTTATACCGATACCCTCTCGGATGAAAAGTTTGTGGAATTCATGCGCCTTCATAAAGCAGCGCTGACCGCTCCTTCTGCTCCTATCGAACTCCGGGACATCTATGAAAACGTTGTTGAACGTCACGGCCACCCTGAGGATTTCCTTGTGGAAGACAGCGACTTTGACTGTAAGGCTTCCGTTATCGCCTATGCGATGAACAATGAGACGGTTCTCTGTGCAGGACAGGACATCTTTGACGGGATGCTGGGCAGCAAAGAAACCGATGCAGAAAATTGCTCTTGCGTTTCTGTCTCTGACAAAGAGTTTGCCCGTCTGCATTCCAAGTTTGGCCTCAAGAGAGAGGACGTTCTAGAAGCTATCAAGGCATACGCGCAGGAGCTCGGTCTGGAGTACGGCCCCGTCAACTACTTCATGATGTGTGACCCGAAATATGCAAATGACCTTGGCGAAGTTGTTCAGTGAGTTGTTCTGAATGCGGCAAGGTGATTCGCTGCCATAATGGATGAGGTGTTTCCTATGACACAAACCGATACCAATACCCGTATTACCGGCCTTGGCTTTTACTTGGATGAAATCGAAAAGCCGATATTTTGCATTTTTCTTGAGAATCATCGTCAGACTATAGATGCCATGAGCGCATCTGCTTCTGTTCGTGCATTTCTTGACCGTATATGTCTCGATAACGGCCGCATTAACTACGATGAGGCGGATAGGCTTTTGGCGAAAGATGAGGATTGTGCTTTGCTCGGTAAATGTCTTGCCTCCGCCCTTAATCACGAATTTGGAGAAGAGTTGCTCTCCTGCCACTATAGCAGCTCAACTGATATTAACCGTCCGTGCCTTATCCTTTTACCTGAAAAAGTCAAGGATGAACCGGCCATAGCATGTGTGCAAAAGGCAGCAAATGAGCTGCTCGTCGATTTCGAGCATGTGTGCCACGACACCCACTAAACAAAAAAAGAAGGCTGCTACCCGTGATGGGCGGCAGCCTTTTGTCTTAAAAAAGGAAATGACTCGCAAATATTATTTACTCGTTTGTTTTTTTAGCTTGTCCCTCGTTTCCATCAGAATAATCCCAAGCCGGTTCTGACCCGGGATGTTCCGGCATTTCGGGCAATGGCAGTTTCCCCAGTAGTTATCGTGCCAACTGGTGGTATCTTCCTCGATTGGCTGCGTTCCCGTTTCGAGGAGACGCTGCTTGAGGTCTTTATTCTGTTCGAATTTAGCCATCACCACGCGGCGCATTACATCGTCCCGGGTTTCGTCCCAGTTGGCAGGGAAAGCCACATGACGGCCAAAATGCTTAGCCGTTGCCGGAGGCATGTCTGAAAATTGTTTGCGCTCTTCCAGCGGAACCTTGTGGCTCTGAAACGCTGCTTCGGCATTCTTGTAACGAATCCCATTCATCACAAATTCGCAAGAATAATAGTTACTCATAAACCAGTAGCGAGGGGTATCTTTTCTGAATCGAATCATACGAATCTCCTATTCTCTATCTCATGCGGCGGTTTTATTGCCGCTGTTCTTTTTCTCTACTGCTGTACTCAAAAGACCATCAAACAACTCAACTGCCGTAGACACAAACAGCTGGCTCTGAACCGAGATTTTTCCCGGCTCCGGAGTCCGCTCTTTCATGTGCGCAGCAGCATTATAAATTGCCGCCAAAACCCCATGCTTCATCAAAACCACTTCTCTGATATCGGGACTTTCAGCGGCAAGGAAGCTGGCGAGGTTGTAGGCCCGCCCAAGCATCAGCTCATCGTACAGCGGAGCATTGTGCTGGACCATGGTAGTGTAAACAGCAGGTTGTTCTCCGAAAGTGCTGAATCGGATGCCTCGGAATCCAGAATTCAGCTCATACAAAAGCGCGAGGCGTTCGGTTAGAAATACTGCCGTCTCAGCAGTCTTCTTTGCCGTTTTATCAGATAACGGAGCGGCATTGTTCTGCTGTGCCGCGTGCAGAATTTTTTTGGCTAAAAGCCGTTTCGTATATTCCTGCACATCGTGGTCAAGCTCATAGTAAATGTGGCTTGCCGTCTTGTTTGTACGCATCTTGTTACCTCCTGGTTCTTGCCGCCTTCTGTTGTTCGACCCACGCTTCGGCTTCCTCTACTGTGGCATACACTGCCGTCTCACCGCGCCGGGCAATCTGCTTTCGGGCATTCTGAGCTGCCTGCTCACTCTTGTAAGTTTCATAGCCAATGTAGGACCCATCCCATCGGGCAAGGCAGCAATAATATTCGTGGCTCTTAGCGGGAGCTGTCGGGACAAAGGGAGGAGGTACTGCGGGTGTTGCCTGAGTCGGCTGTGCGGCAGGAATCGGTGTTCCAGTCTTTCTGGCAATTAGATTCTGCTTTTCTGCCATCCATGCATCAGCTTCCTTCGTACAATAGAAGTACTTTGCTTCGCAAGTATTGAACAGTGAATAATACAGATTCAACATTTCTTTTTCACTGTTGCAGACCTTCTTGCGAGCCAAATTGTAGCTTGCATCGTAGTAGCAGCAGATGAAAGCATCCCCACGCGGTGCTTTCTTCGTCTCATCTTCCTTGTAGTCTGGATACAGCTTGGCGAGGTCTTCTGCCGTATTCTTTTCCGGGTCCAGCGTGGATGCGTCGAACCCATTCGGAAGTTTCCAGTCATGAGAACTGATGATGTCCAAAAAGCTGCTTGCATAGCGCAATGTCCAGCGCCCAACATGGACGAACCCAAAACTTTCAAGACACCGAATCTGTTTCGGGGTAGCCATTCCGCTGGCTCTGCGAGCAATGAGTCGTTTGAGAATTGCAGCGGCAAGGCCCTGAGATTTGATGGCATCCCCTTTTACGCCGTAGCACGAAATACTATCGATGATGTCATCGGAAGGCTCCTGCCTCTCACTCTCAAACATCGGCTGATAATCGTTGAGTTCCGGCGCTTCGATGCTGAAAATGTACTGCAGCGGGTCAACCAATCCTCTCGGCTTTTGACGCTGTGCCTTGAGCTTGCGCTGAATCGTATCCTGCTTTTCGAGTTCACACAGTGCTTTCCGCTTTTCCTCGTCCAGCTCAGTCTGTGCTTCCTCGATTGCCTCAATCAGCCCCAATTCGGGACTCCCGAAATTCTCCTGGCTATTCGAACCGGTGAGTGCCGCATCCGCCAGCATATCGGTGGTCTTTTGTGCCACTTCCGGGTCTTCACAGAAAATATCAGCAGGATGGCAAAGACTATGTTTCTTTGTCAGCCACAGGAAATCCAGCACGAGAAGATTCTTTTTCCCTTCACATAGGCGTGTTCCGCGTCCCACAATCTGCGCATACAGGCTACGGCTCTTGGTAGGACGCAAGCAGATGATACAGTCAACGGTCGGGCAATCCCAGCCTTCCGTCAGGAGCATCGCGTTCGTCAGCGCCTTGTACTCGCCATTGTCAAACCCTTTCAGAACGTCCTTCCGGTCCGCAGACGCGCCGTTGACTTCTGCGGTCTTGAAGTTTCGCTTATTGAGGATATTACACAGTCTTTTGCTGATTCGTACCAGAGGCGTAAAGATGACAGTCTTTCGGTTCTGGCATTCTCGCACAATGGCATCCGCAATCGTGTCCAGATACAGGTCAAGAACATTGCCGAGGTCCTGAGCACTGAAATCACCGGCATTGATATGAACCTTGCTGATGTCTACCTCGACCGGAATTGTCTTCGTGTTAATTTTGCAGAGATATCCTTCCCGAATTGCATCCGGGAGCTTATATTCAAATGCAAGACTATCAAAGATATCAGATAGGGATTTCATGTCGCTTCGGTCGGGTGTTGCGGTCACGCCCAACACTTTGGCATCGATGAAATGCTCGAGAATTCCCTTGTAAGTTTTGGCTGCCGTGTGATGCGCTTCATCAATGATGATAGTCCCGAAATAATCACGCGGATACTTCATTAACCGATTCTGCTTAGAGAGAGTCTGAACACTGGCAACCACGACCATCTTATCGGAATCGAGCGCCGAGCTTTGCGCTTTCTCTAACGCGGTCTCTAGCCCCGTCACCATCTTGAGCTTGTCGCTTGCCTGCTGTAAAAGCTCTTCCCGGTGCGCAAGAATCAAAACGTGTTCACCCTTTGCCACCTGGTCGTTCACGATGCTTGCAAACACAATAGTTTTGCCGGTTCCGGTCGGCATCACAACCAGCGTTTTCTTATTCCCGGCATCCCACTCTCTATGAATCGCCGCAGCAGCTTTCTGCTGATATGGCCGTGGGTCAATCTTCTTTGTTGTAATCATATTTCACCCAAAAAACAAGCAGGCCCGAAATGAGCCTGCCTTACATTTTCCCAATTTAGTTCATTGCCCGCTGCATCACAAATATAATGCCGGTCGCCAAAACCATAACGCCAATGTCTCTGACAACGGTTCCGACCCGTTTATCATTGGTAATGTCCTGATTCCATTCAAATCCCCAACCAATCATAGCGACACCAACCACAATCAAAATAACACCAACAATCGTTAAGCTTTCTTCTGATAAACCGTACATAGTGCATTTCCTTTCCGCAAACAAAAAAGTCCCGCACAAACAACTCATGCGGGACAACGATAAGATATATTTTTGGTTTATATTTTTCATTGTACGTAATTCGCACAGATTGACAATAGAAAATTACAAAAGAATTCCCGCATGAGCGTCGCTGCTCACACGGGAAAAAATTTCTTAATATTCAGTGCAGAGAACCGTCAAAAGGCTGGAGAAGTAGTACATTGCGATAGTCGTGATTTTCACAGCATCGCTTCCCTGCCCGTTTGCAAGGCGTGTAAAGGTTCCGCCGTTCTTGAGTCGGGTCATGGTCAGGTACATGAGCATATAGGTGTTCACATAGACGTCTGTATATCGCTGACCGTCGTCCTCGTAGCGCTGCGGGATACATTCCTGACTCAACATTTCAATGAGCTGATACCAGGATTTCAGATACAGAGGGCTCTTCGGTTCATTCAGAGCATTCTGAGCCTGCTTCTGGTATTCTTTCAGAGTTTCATCAGTCAGGGGCATGAACTCGACGTTTGCAAATTTGTCACGGTTGTAGTAGAGCCACAGCGTGGCATTGGACAGGTCCATGCAAATACCGGCAAGCTTCTCTGCTTTTTCGTCCTCCAGTTGAGTCACCGGAACGCTCGGGTCATCGATTTCGGCATCTTCGGAAGTCATGTCCACAATCCTGTAGTTGTTCTCTTCTGCCCGAATTTCAGAACTGACGAAGCGCTTGAAATCGTCAACGAGTTTCCGATAAGCTTCGAGCTGAGCATTTTCTTTCTGTTCACTCATAATGTGTATCTCCCTTTTGGATTTCTTATTATATGGATATTGCACTTTTTGCAAGGGCTTTTAACCCAAGCACCTTTTGCGCCGTTTGTCAATGGCCACAAAATATCAAAGTACTGGTAAAATTAAGGTGGGAAGACGTTCTGGAACCATGAAACACAGGGCCCTGCTTCTTGCTTATGGCTGCTGACTTTTTTCAGCCTGCGTTCTGGCTGTTCTTCTTGACATCGGCTGCAACCTTCAAGCGGCGTATGTACTCTTCGAGCTCTTCCAGCGTATAGGTTTCTTCTGTCTCAATCGGCTCTTTGGCATCTTTGGGCAGATAGCTTTTCGTACAGACAAACTCAGGGCTCGTTACAGGGCAGTCCAGGACAGTTTCATCGTACAACTCTTTCTCGATGTTGTGGTAGAGAAAGAACGGGATATGCCGCCCGCAATCGTCATCCGATTCTGTCCAATCCGGGAGTTCCTGGATTTCGCGGCCGTATGTTTCATACAATACCGTGTTTGCCCGAGCATTGCCAAGAAGAGTGTTGAACAGCTTAAAGTTTTCTCTCACTTCGCGGCGGAAGAATTTCGGGAGCGAGAACTCCTCGTATTCCAGCTTCGTATCAGAACGTAGATAGTAGCGGTACTGCGCCTCGACCGGCATGAATTCAGTCGTGTTGTTCAGCTCTTTCAAAGCGTTGAGTCGTTCACTCGTTTTTTTGACATTATGTCTTGCAAAGCCCAGATACGCTGAAACCAGAATCATCAGAAGAAGAGCTGCAAGGATAATGACAATGAGCCATTCCTCGCCTTCCATATGCGGCAGGTGTTTCAGAATACTATCCTGGATAGCATAAGGAAGGTCATCGAACCATTCATAGAACCCAATCGGGTCCTGATAAGTATGGGGAGCCATGATTCACCCTCACCGCCATCAGTAAATAAACTTGCATTCCCGGCGTTCCCGGCCATTGCCGCACCAGTAATGCCGCCAGCGGGGGGTTTTGCCTTCCCCATTCTTTTTGTATTCTTTGGCCGCATTCTCACTAACGGTATACGGTTTAATGTTGATGCGCTGTGCCTTTCCCTGAAACACGAATACCGGGCGGTCACGCTTTTTGGAAGTTTCCAAGCGGACATCAGGGTTCTTGCTGGCAAGATAGTTGGCGCACAGGATTGCCAGCCGGACATAAGGCGTTCCGTCGTCAAAGACCGAAGGCACTTCTTCCATTACGGCCGGAACACTGATACCGTTCACTTGCCGCTGTCCTGCTGCCTTTTCCAGATATTCTTTCGTACTCCGGGTTGCTTCCGTCAAACTCTGATTTTCCTTGGCCCAGGCAGGCAGAGTCAGGAACGTGAAATCATCATGGCTGCCTTTGGCCGGGCCGACAAGAACGATACCGAAAGCTGTGGTTTTCTCTTTTTCGTCGAATTCCACATGCACGAACATACCGTTGTAGTCGTAGCTGTCATACACCGGGATAAAGAAATCACGAACCGGGAGTCGCTGCAGGATATCCTGATGAATTGCCACGTCATCCGTATCCATCAGCATTTTCTGAAACTCGTAGTCAAAATCATAGACCGTCTTCGTCTGATTCCAGCAGCCAATGGTAAAGCAGGGAAAAATCTGCGCAGCCAAAACACGCTCAAAACCCGGCGTGTTCATTCTCTGCGCCGCTGTCATGCAGCACAGCATCGCGGACTTGTTGTATTCTTCCAGCGTTTTTCCACACGGGTCACTGAATCCAAAATGGTTTCGGGTTTGTTTGGTAACGGCATTCGCCGTCAATGCGATTCTCAGCTGTTCATTGGTCATTTGTTATCCTCCAAATTATTTTTGATTTTTGCCATATGTAAACAGCGCTGGACCATCCCAATGGTGAATTTGCGAGTCGTCAGTACTGTCATGAGCTTGCCTTCATTACCCTTGATAGTTCGTTCCAAAATGTTCCAGGATTCGCTTTCGGGCTTGACATTGGTATATAAGTCCAGCGGAACATACAGCCACGCGATTTCACTGTCCTGCATCACGGCATAGGATTGCAGGATTTTATCAATTGCCTCCACGCCTACCTTCCAGCTGGTGATTATGGTCCGGCTGATATCGTATACAATCAGGTGCGGTGCTTCATTTGCTTCCGTATCAATTTCAATGACATGAGCAATATACGGTTTCCCGTCCACCAGCTTATACCGATAAATGATGGACGGGATTTTCTCTCGAATCAATCTGTCATGTTCAAGCGCCAAGTCGGCGTACTCGCCCGTTGCATCAATGATGATGACTCGTCCCTGACAGGTCCTCAGTGTCGCTCTAATTTGCTTGCGGCACCAGGCAAAGCAGCTCTCTTTGTACTCCGTCGAGACAAGAAAGAAATTCCTGCCCGGTGTGATAATGGGTTCATAGCTCATTGTTTATCCTCTGTAGCTTTTGTAATTCATTCACTTTTAATTGTCTGCAATTCGCACAGTTTCGCAACATGATATTGTCTGTGAATACCAGTTATCGGAGTCATAGTCCTTTGACAAAATTCGGGTCGTAGTGGGACAGGACTTCCTCGTTCAAGCTGTATTCGCAGTTGATAGTCGTTGCGTCATCCACATACATGCCTCGGTTTGCGTAGTATATCCCATCAATATAAATGGCGAACATGACGGACGGCATCAGTGCCTTTTCATTCACTGCGTAAATCAGGTATTCATCCAGATTATCCTTGACCACCGCGCTCTTATTGATTTGGGCGATTTGCTGTCCGCAAAGGAATACAGGGCAGCATACTCCTTCTTTTCCAAAACCAATTTTGTAGCTCTGGTATTCCTCGCCATACAGCTGCATGGCGATAGAATTGTATCCTTGGAGAAATCCGGTTTTTGTATGGATGACGGAAATCTCGCCTACCGTGCAGTTGTTCTCACGGATAGCAAAAGGGTGTCTCAGAATATCTTTCGTGTTGATGCCGCGCATGTACGCCCTTGCGTCAGCAGCTGGCATGTATTGCAGCAGGAACTTGGAATCATTCAGCCGGATGCCATAACCCTGCCGTAGCAATTTCGGGATATAGTGTGCCTGCCCGATAACGACCTTGCCTTTCACGATATCGAAGGTGAACTCATATCCTTTCGATTTGGTTTGCTTCACAATCCATTGCAAAACTCCATCGCCTCCTTTTGCCTTCTCACTCGCTGGATAACCTTGTAAATACCAGGAACCGAGAGCTGATATTTTTCGGATAGTTTCTGCACCGGTACGCCACTCTCGTATTCTCGAAAGATATTCTCATTGCGGGGTTTCTGCCGAATTTTGATGCGCTCGTTTCTGCGGTTTTCAGTCAGGCCCGCATCATTGGCAACCATGCTGCAATATCCTTCTGCCACGTTGAATTTCGCAATCATTTCCTTGAGAGGGACACTGTTCTTGTATGCCGCAAGAATTTCGGCCTTTCTAGCATCCTCTACCTGCGCCAACTGAATTCTGGCCTCCTGTTTCGCGTCGTCTAACGCTCGATAGCATGTACGGACGCTCAACCTGTATTTTGCGGCAAGCTCCTCAATGGAATAGCCGTTGCCGTAGTCTTTCATGATATTCCAATTTCGCTCAATCAACTTTTTGCTTGCAAATTTTGAGATGGTACTCAGCTCCTTTGCTTTATGCTTTATTTCTGATTGTCTGCAATTCGCACAAATGGGCAACTATTTTTGCGAAATAAGAAGGCAGGCTCCGAAAAGAACCTGCCATGCATA